ATGATAAGAGTCCATTATTATCTCGATGTCCGTGGTGTTCCTGCTGATGGCTTGGCAAGCGTGAAGCTTGACTTCTGTCATAAACGTTCCCATGCCATGTTCCCTGTCGGTGTCCGTGTCTTGGCTTCTCAGTGGGATGCGAAGGCACAAAAGGTTCGTGGTACCATGTCCGATGAATCCACAAACCTCTTCTTGCTTCAGCAGATGGCTCGTGTCTCTGAAATCCTTTTGAAACTGACTAATGCTGGTGATCTGGTTGGCTTGTCTATTGTCGAGGTGAAGAATCGGGTCGCTTCCGAGCTGCGTCCCGATGCTGGTGCGGAGAATTTGTTCTTGGCTCGATTCCGTTCCTATGCCTCCCTCTGCAAGTCCCAGCGGACCCGTGAAATCTACCAAGTGACCATTAAGAAGGTGTTGGCTTTCGATTCTCATGCCGAGTCGCTCTCCTTTGAAATGGTTTCCAAGGATTGGCTCTCTCGTTTCGAGGCTTGGCTGGGTTCTGAGGCAGGTGGGTGTCCGTCCGTGAATGCTCGCTCCATCCATTTGCGCAATGTTCGGGCTGTCTTCAATGATGCCATCGACAATGGTGTGACCTCTTGGTATCCGTTCCGCACCTTCAAAGTGAAAACCGAGGCGACCAAAAAGCGAGCCGTGGCGGTGGAGGTTCTTCGCTCCCTCTTCTCCTATCCTGTCGAGCCTTGGCAGGAGCAGTATGTGGATGCCTTCAAACTGTCCTTCTGTCTTATGGGCATTAATTTGGTTGACCTCCTTGCCCTGCGTGAAGGTCAGCTTGTCGATGGTCGCCTGTCCTATCGTCGCTCCAAGACGGGGAGGCTCTATGATGTGAAGGTCGAGCCCGAGGCTGCTGCCCTCATCGAAAAGTACCACGGTCATCTTGGTCGCCTCGTTCGCTGGGGCGAAAACCGAAAGCACTATACCACCTTCACTTATCAGTTGTGTCGTGGCTTGAAGTCCATCGGTTCTACCGTGAAGGAATGGCGAACCGATGACCTTGGTGTCTATCGGGAGGTGGAGGTGTTTCGCCCTGCCTTCCCGATGCTGTCTTCCTATGTGGCTCGCCATTCCTGGGCGACCATCGCTGCCTCGCTGGATGTGCCGAAGGATGTTATAGCCCATGCCCTTGGTCATGGTGGTTCTTCCGTCACCGACATCTATATCGACTTCGACATGCGGAAGGTGGACGAGGCAAATCGTCGGGTGCTGGACTGGGTGTTCTATGGTAAAAAGTAAGGGGAGAACCCTGTGGTGGATTCTCCCTCTGCTATTCTTCTGTCCTTGGCTTGCGCCTGTGCTTGGCTTCCTCTTCGGCTTGCCGTTGTCTCTTTTCCTCCCATGCCTCTCGCATCTCCGTGAGGATTTCTCCCTCTGTCTTGCCTGTGACCTTGGAGGCTGCTCGTATGTTGAACCGCTCATGGTCTTGTCGTATCAGTCCGTTGATGTATCGGTTCTTGTTGGTCTGAATGTTCAGCCAATCCTCCAGCTCGCTGTCGATGGCTACCCCGATGCGCTTCTGGGTGCGTCCGTTTCCTCTCTTGCTTGATTTGTACTTTCCTGTTGGTTCTGTCATTTGTCCTTGGTTCTTGGTGCCAGCTGGTTGGGCTGGCGTGTCCTTCTTATCCGTATGTCTCTTCTCCAAACATGACCACTTGCTGGGCGTTGTTGGCATCGTAGTAATCCTCAACCTCTGCCATCAAGTGGGCGAGGCTTCTCTTGGCTTTCTTCTGCATGAGGTCGATTCCCTTCTGCCATTCCTTCAGTGTGATGGTGGTTGTGTGCGGTCTTCCTTCTTCGTCATCGTCTTCCTCGTAGCCATCGTGGAAGTTCAGCGCACCTCCGTGCAGGAGAATGTATGCCTGTCTCTCGTTGCTGCAAGTATGGAGTCGGTGGGCTTCCTCCAGCACCTTGGCTGGTGTCTGCTCTTGGTTAATCTCAATGTAGAGCCAGTCGCTGCCGTAGGTACCGACCTCTAAAATTCGGGCGATTGCCTCTTGGTTTGTCTTCATTTCCTCGATTGTCATTGTCTTGCCCTCCCTTGGTTAAATTGCGACCATTGCGATTTCTTCGACCTCGATGTATGTCATGTTGCCCTCTGCCCCCTCGAGAACGATGACGCTTGGTGTCGGTATGCACCCTTGCTCCTTGTTGTATTCCTCCTCTATGGCGTACATGTCTGTTGTCGCTGGTGTGAAGGTCAGCTCTTTTCCGCTCTTGAGTGTAATAACTGCCTGGCTGTTGCTGTCTGCCAGCTTGTCGAAAATCTGTTGAAAAATTTGAAGTTTCATGTCTGCTTAAAATTTGATGTTGGTGTATGTGAATCTGTTTAAATCGTCTATCATTCTGTCGATGGTGCTGTAAGTCTTGGTGCGTGTGGCTCTCTTGGTGAGCTGCACCTTGAATGGCTTTGCTTCATCCTCTCCCTCGTATGTGAGGGTGCAGGTCGTGCCGTCTGCTCTGGTGAGAACTACAGGGTAGCCTTCCATGATGTTGTCTGCGATTGCGATGATGTTCAATGTAACCTTTTTCATTGTCTTGCTTGTTTTTGTTGGTTTCGTTAATCTTGTGATGTGCATCCTGCCTTTTCCAAGGCTACAAAGTCTCGTGGGCAAACCGCCCAAAACTTGCCGTAAACCTCGATAACCCAGGTTGCTTGCTGGCATTCTCTTGCGAATCGCTCGGCTGTCTCTCTTCTGGTGAAGATGTCGGGCTGGTGCTTTAGTGCTACCTGCTGTCCGTTGATTTTGTAGTTCTTCATCTTTCGTTCCTCCTTATTTGATTGTCCATTCGTTTCTGTTTATCTCGTTCTCAGCCAATCCGTCGAGTTCGTCTGCGCTGGCTGTAAGGTTGTAGCTGAAGATGTTGTTCTTCTCGTCTTCTTTGACCGCTGTGATGTCGATGTCGTAAAGGCTTGCGGTGCAAATCATGTCTTCGGCTGCTGCTCTGTTGCTTGTTGTGAAGTTGCGTATCATGTTCTTTATCTTTTAATGTTAAACTTATTTTTATGCCTCCCAAATTTCTACGTTGTCGTAGATGAAGTCTTCAACTCTTGCGTTGTAGTATGCGGTTGCTTCTTCTTTGGTGTTGAAGCTTTCCTTTGTTACGAACTCGCCTGTGATTTCTGCTCTAACATAAAATTTTGTCATTTTGTTGCGGCTTGACCGTGTTGCCGTAGGGCTTAAAGTTGTTGTCTTTTGTTCCTTTTTCTGTATGCAAAGGTAATCAATTTTTCGCAAAGTTGTATCAATATAAAGTTATTGTAAGTTACAGAACCCCAACTACTTAGCTAAATTTAGTTATCAAAAAAGACCTCTCCACCGTGCTTGGTGAAGAGGTCTTTCCTCATGCTCGTGTTGCTTTTTCTCGCTTTCGCTTCCTCCACCTACAAATGATGGCGATGGTGGCAGCTGCACCTATTATTATACCTGCCGTCAGCCATGTGCTCCAGCTCGATTGCTTAGTTGTCTTGGTTTCCTGTTTGGTGCCGTTCTGTTGGCTCTTGGAATCCGTAGAGGAGTTCCTCGTGTTTTTGGATTTCTCGCTCTTGGTGCTTGCCTTCGTGGTGTCCATGACCGCTGCCTGTCCCTTGACCTTCGCCCCTGGCTTCGCCTCCAGCGTGTGGGTCAAGCTGCCGTTCGACCATGTGGCGGTGGATTTGTACAGGTCTGTCTCCAGCACCGATGTGGTGTCGCTGGTGATGCGCTCCTTGCTGGCTGCTGGTATCTCCACCTCTATGGGGACGATGCGCTGGCTCACCTTGGTGGTGTCGTGGGTCTCGATGATGGTGGTGTCCTTCTCTTGCTCCACCTTGGAGTTGCTCTCTTGCTTGGTGGTGGTTGTCTCTGTCATCGCCTGTCTCTTGGTGGCGCATCCTGCCATCAGCAGCATGGCCAGGCAAATGATTAAAAGGGCGCAGAGGCTTGTCTTCTTCTCTCTTGTCATGCCTGTTCCTCCTTGTATTCGAGTGCGTTGATTCTGTTGAGCCAGCCTTTCTTGTTGACTATCTGGCTTGGGTCTGCCTTGATGACCTTGTCGATGTACGCCTTGCGTGCGTTCTTCAAAGCCTCGAAGAGCTGGCGTTGGTTCGGGTATTGGTTGACCGCTGCGAGGGTCTGCTTGCCGACGATGCCGTCTGCCTTGACCCCGAGGAGTTGTTGGGGCTTGATGATTCCCCATTTTCCGCTCGCCCAGAGCCAATCCACCAAAATCTCGGCTACGCTCTGGTTCTTGATTTCGTCTGCCTTCCATTTGTCCCAAAAGTTGCGCTTGAGAACCTTCTTGAAGTCTTCCTCGTTGATGAGCTGCACGTCCTTCTCGTCTATTTTTCCGTCTCCGTTCTTGTCGTAGCCGACCGTGCGCCATGTGGCGATGGTGATGCCGTACTTGGTCGCTCCACCTCTGTCGCTCTTCTTGTTGGTGTACTTTGAGCCTCCTTCCCATCTGAGAACGAAAGGCTCGAACTTCTTAACTTCTGCCATTGTTATTCCTCTTTGTCGTTTGTTGGTTTGTTACTTGGAGAGGGTGGCTCGTTCCTCTCTCCGATTGCCTTCGTGATTCCTGCCGTGGCGAAAAGTGAGCCTATCGCCCCGATGACCGCTGCAATCCCCATGAGGTCTGTGTGGATGGTGTTCGTGGTCATCACCTCGTAAAGCAGGACAAATCCCAAGACCAGCAGCAGGGCGCACCCGATGATGGTGACGCTCACCAAGAAGAACGCCTTGCTGGACGCTCCGCTGTTGGTCTGGATTAACTTGGTTAGGTATGTTGTAAGTCTCATATGTCCTCTTCGTCTGTTCGGTCTATGTACTCTGCTTCCTCCAGCTCCCTCTTGCGTGGTGGGCTTCTTCGGTCGCATCCGTTGCGGATGCATCGGTTCCAGCTTGCCTCCTGCAATTTCAGTCTCAGCTCCATGTTCTCGTCCTTCAGTTTGTCCTCGGTCGCTCGGTGCTGGTTCAAAATGTCGTAGAGGCTGTCTATCTTCTCGTCCTTGGATTTCAGCTCGCTGTCCTTGCGCTCGCAGAGGTCTTTCCATCCGCTTGCGTATTGAGCGGTCGCCTTGGCTTCCTCCTGCGATGCCTTCGCTGCCTCGGTTCGCTTCTTGCTGTCGTAGAACATGAAGAATCCTAAAATGGTAACGAGGGCTGTTGCTATCGCCTGTAGAATCTCTGCGCTCATGGCTGTTCCTCCATCTGCTCCCTTGCCTTGGTGATGGCTGTCTGGATGCCGTCCATCACCGCTGGGGTGCAAAGCTCGGAGCATCTGCTGATAAGTTCTGCTTCCTTGTCGCTGTACTCTTCCTCTCCATTGGAGTTGTAAATCTTCAAGGCCAGGGCGTGGCAAGCGACCCCTTGCCCCTGGGTGTAGATTGCGTCCGCAAATTCTTCCTTGATATCGATGACCGCTGCCTTGGTCTTGGCGAGGTTCGTGAAGACCTCGACTTTCTCGAAGTTGATTTTCATCTGTCTGTTCTCCTTGTTTTAATTGGTGTTTCCTCCTGTGACAATCCACATGCCTTTTTGCAAGACTGCGTTTCCGTTTGAAATCTGCCATCTTGGTACGTATGCGAGGGTGATGGTGTCGTATCCGTTGAGTCTGTCTCCGTTTGCAAATCCTGCTATCGTGAAGTTTTTTGTCTTCCAATGGATAAAAGTCTCGTATTTGTTTCCATTCTTGTCGTAGCAGTACCCTGGCTTGATTCCAAATGTATAATAACCTGCTCTCATGGCTGCGACTGATAATGTGACTTGGTGTCCTTCGTCGTACCATTGCATGTCTGGCAGGATGAAGTTCATATCATAGAGGTCTTCGTTGTAAACCGCCACCACTCCTTCCGTTCTGTCCAGCTTGTAGTTCGTTGTGGTTACAATCTTTGTTTTCAGAGCAAAGCCTTCGATGCATCCTCCCAAGATGGAAAGGGCTATGTTTCGGTCTGCGTTCTTTGCAGAAAGCATCATGGCGATGTTCTGCCCGAGGTTGTCGTATTTGAACCATTTGTTTTTGTTCTCGTTCTCGAAACGTGCCACGGCTCTCAGTCCGCTGGATGCAGGCAGGAGATTTCCACCGATTCCAGCAAATGCCCCTGCGTTGTCGTTCCTCAGAATGATATAGGCATCATCGTTGAAGTTCTTGTCGTTGGTCAGTCCGTTTCCGCTGATTGTGAAGCCTCCGATGGTTCCGCTGTTGATTGCCACGTTGTTGAACGTTCCGCTGGTTGCGTTTATCTTGCCTGTGATGCTGGCTTCGCTTGCTTCGAGCTGCCCTCCGTACTTCACTCTGAACTTGGCTGCTGCTGCCGTGATGCCTCCAATCCACAAAGGGTATCCGTTGGTTTCGTCCTCGACCCCTCCAAAGCATCCCTGCACCTTGTCTTGGCTGTTCGTGATCAGGATGCGGTTTGTCTGCGCAAATCGCAGGACTGCGTTCTTCGCCACGATGAGGGGTGTGTAAATCGGTCGCATCTGGTTCAGCTTGAGCCATTCGGTGCTGTCGCCTCCGTTCGGTGCGTTGGCTGTGGTGGATGTGTGCGTCACCCTGCATTGGTACATGGTGAAGTTGCCTGTGGTGTTGTCGGTGACAGTCACGATGTCGAGGTATCGGATGCCTCCAGACAGGCTCTCGTCGTTGTGGTATTCCGTCCCTGCGCTCCACTCGCTGGTTCGCTCGACAAGGCCAGGGATTCCTCGCAGGTCGTTGATGCCGTCCACAAAGCCTGTGGCGAACATTCCGCTCTCCAGCTTCGGCATGCAAATCCAAACTTGGCGGTATGCCTCCTCGTTCGGTGCTGGCTGGAATCTGAACAAAACCTGTTGTACGTCGCTGCTTGGTATGCTTGCCTTCGTCTTGAATGTCACCGTGTGCCTCTTCCATTGTCCTGTCAATGCCCATGTAACTCCGAGGTCGGATGGCGTGCTTCCTTGCTCCACTCCGTCCACAATCATCTTGGTGTTGGTGTCCACCGCTGTCGGGGAAATGTAGGTATTCAAGTCATTGGTATCCGTGATGCTGTAGGTGTAAACCGTCACCGAGCCTGTCCGTGGGTCGGTGCTGTCGTACATGTAGCTCATAATCTTATATGCGCCTGTGGTCTTTGGCGTGAAGGTCATGTAAGCCGTCGCTTGGCTCGTTGACTTGATAGCCACGCTGTTGCTCTCCGTCCATGCGGTGTTGAAGATGAACGTGCGCAACTCCTTGCCGTTGGCGAGTGCCGTGGAGTCAATCTTTCCTGTCACCGCTATGTTGTACGTTCTTCCTGCCACAAGGTACAAATCCTTTCCTGCGAATCCGTAGCTGCTGCTGGTTTGGTTTACCCAGATTGTCTGCTGGTAGCCCTTTGCCCAAAAGCTGAAGGTGTACCATTGTCCTCCTGCCAGCTTGACGATGTTCCTGCTGGTGGATTGGATTACCTGTTTCAGAATCTCCTTGTGGTAGATGGTTGCGCCTGTCGCCTTGCAAGTGTCGTAGTAGGAGTTGTGGCTATCCTTCTTGTTGGTGGCATCAATCTTTCCCTTGTCGCTTGGTGCGGTCTGTCCGCTCAGTGGCGAGTAATAGCTTTGCTCGTTCCATGCCGTCATGTTGCTCGTATCCGTGAAGGCTGCGTTGTCGATGATGTTGGCGTTGTCACCGCTGTGGTAGGTGGTGATGAGCTCTGGCGTGGAGTAGCTTGTACCTGTCTTGGTGTAGGTTATCTTCACGCATTTCCAAACGTAAGGCTTTTGTTCGGTCGCTGTCGGAAAGGTCGTGCTCCATCCGCTTACCGAGGAGTAGGAGGTGACCTTTGGCTTATCGGTGGCGATGAAGTAGGAGGTCTGCGAACTGATGCCGTTTCCGTCTTCTCCATCAGTTCCGTCCTGCCCATCCTTTCCGTCCGTGCCGTCTTTGCCTGGGTCTCCTTTCTCGCCATCCTTGCCAAAGTAACCGATGCAAATCGGGGTTGTGTAGGTGAATGTGTCGTTCGTCCACTGCATTCGGTTTCGGGTCCATAGCCACAACTCCTTGGTCGGTGTGTAGCTCGTTCCCCATCCGCTGGTTGGTGCTGTCGTTCCGCTGCTGCCGACTGCGTATTGCTCGGTGATGGTCACGAAGTCCTTGCTTGGACCCAGGCATTGCTTGCCTGTGAACTTTTTCGTTCCATCGGTGAGCACAATCATTGTGCAGCTCCAGATGTAGGTGTTTTCCTTCAGATAGAGCGAGGAGAAAAGAGTGTACCATCCATCGCTATCCGCTGGTGGTGTCTTGTTGTCTGTGTTTTGGCAGAAGACTACATCGGCTGACTTGATGCCGACTCCGTCCTTGCCTGGCTTTCCGTCCGCTCCATCTGAAGGAGCCCACCTGCAGGTGAACGCTGACTTGAATGTTCGTTTCTTCTGCATGGTGGGGTCTCCCTTTAGTTGAACAATGTGTCGATGATTGACTTGGCGCAGTTGGCGCAAAGCTGGCGGTATTCTGAGAAGTCCTTGTAGGTGGCGATGTCGCTCTGCTCATCCTTGGTCAGTTCCTCTCCGTCCACCTTCTTCAGCAAAGCGTCGATGGTGTTGAAGGCCAGGGCGTGCTCTTCCTTCTGTGGGTATGCCGCCTCCACGAGCTGGCTCTTCAAGTGGGCGTAGTCGATGATGCCGTCGGTCTGGATTGCAAATCCGCTGAATCCATCGATGGTCTTCTCTTCGCTTGCGCCCTTGGCTTTGGTGGTCGAGCTGGCATCCTCGCTGGTGGTTGTCTGCACCTGTGTGTCTGGCTGGAAGTCCATGTATGCCATCTTCGTCTTTCGGTCGTAGATGGCTGGCTGCTGTGTCATGAACACTCGTCTGATGTTTCCGTAATTCTCTTTCATTGCTGTGTCTCCTTTTTGTTGTTAAACTTGGCGAGGTCTACCACCTCGTTGGTGTCTGTATAAATCAGTTTGCCATCGTCGGTCTTGGCGACCTGTCGGTGGTCTATCGTCAGAATCTTGACTTGGCTGAACTCGAAGTGCGAGCCTCCCTTGTCAATGACCACGGTCTTGAAGCTGGTTACGTGCGCTGTCTCGAATGCGTCGATGAGCTGCTTCATGCTCGGACTGTTGACGATGAGCTTGTTCTTGCTCCCAAAGAAGACGATTTCAACTGCGTATCGTCCGCCTCCGTAGCTTGTCTGCACGTCCTTCACCCAATCTATGACCTCTATCTCCTTTCCGAGGATGATGGCGGTCGTTATCTTTGGCGAGTCGATGATTCGCTTTCCGTTCTTGTCTTTCTTGTCGGGCATCTTGATTCCCAAGTCCGACAAATCTATTCCTGTTTCCATCTTGTATAATCTTTTGCAGTGTCTGTTTCCCCATTTTATCATGCCCCATGCTGCTGCGTCTATCTCTCGGAGTCTTCGCTTGTTGGTGACCCTCGCCCTTCTCTTGAGCCAGCTCACCTTGTCGCTCTTCCTCCAGAACATGTCGCCTCCCTCGTAGTAAACGAAACCGAGGAAGTCCAAGCCCTCGCTTATCGGGCGTATCTTCGGCTCGTGCGCCTCGAATCCCAATGTACCGAGGAATGCCACGGCTCTCTTCATCTTCCGCTTGACCTCTCCCTTCGTCTTTCCGAATATGACGAAATCGTCGAGGTATCGGATGAAAAGGTGCGCCTTCGCCTCTTCCTTCATGAATCTGTCGAATGTCATGAGGGCGATGTTTCCGCTGTCTTGGCTTGGTCGGATTCCGAGCGGTATTCCCTTTCCTTCGGGGGCGAACCTCTCGAACGGCTCCATGTAGGCATCTATGAACTCTTTGTCCTTGAAAAGGTGTTCCATATTCTTGCGTAGAAGGGTGTGCTGGATGTTTGCGTAATAATGGCAAATATCGCCTTGCGCAAACCACAGGCATTCTCCTGCGTTCTCCCTTAGCCATCTCTTGACTTGAAGCGCACCTGCTATCTGTCCGTAGCCGATTCTTGACGCATAAGTGTGTGAAATCAATGTGCGCTCTATCCTGTCGTGGCTTACTAAGACAAGGCTTTGGTGCCATTCGTGGTTCGGGTGGAAGTTGAGCTTGCTGATGTCTCGCTCCTTCTTTCCGTTCTTCAACCTCATGTGCTTGTATTCATCCGTCTTGATCTGGCGGTTGATGATGAGGTCTTGCACTTCCACGAGGTCTTTCAGCCATTGTTTCTTGTGCTTCTTCACCCCGTAGTTCTTCTTGCGCCTTGTCGAGACCCTGTCCGCTTCCTTCAAGGTGTCCCATTGCCAGGTGCAATCATAAATGTAACCTTCTCTCTTCGGCATAATATTTTTTCTTTCAAGTCTTGCCCGTTCTTTGTTCTCGTTGGGCTTGCTTCTCTCTGTGCAGAGCTTTCAACTTCCGACTCCCTTTGGTCGGATTTACTAACACCACGGGCAGGTCGCTGGGCGTTGCCTGCGCAAGTTCGATTTGTTTCGGCTCATCACTGGCTGTACTTATGCGCCAGCTGCCGAGGCTCAGAAAAGGCGGGCATTTTCCCATGACGCAGTACCGATGCCCTTATCGTTGTCGTTTTCGTTTCCGAAAACGTAGAAGTAATTCGAGCCGAGATGTTCGCATTCGCATTCGACCAGGCGTTGTTCGAGTTCGCATAAGCGAGACCGCAATTCGCACCGTTGTTCGAGTTGCCGCCACCAATCCACAGCTGTCCTTTTCCTTTGCCTACCTCGCCACGAGCTGGGCGAGGGGTTTTGTCTTATTTCTTGGCTAAGGGGTTCGGGTGGGGGATTCCCCCACGCCCCCTTTTTAGTTACCTTTTCTTGCTTGAGCTTCTTGCTCCGTTTTTAACTTGCAAGAAGTCTCTTCAGCTCGGCTGATGTCACCTCTTGGATGTCCCCATGAAAATCAAGCCGAGCCGAGATGCTCGCATTCGCATTCGACCAGGCGTCGTACGAGGACGCAGAAGCGAGACCGCACTCCGCACCGTTGCTCGAGGAGCCGCCACCACGCCACAGCTGTCCACTTGCGTTGTACCAGTAGTGGTCTCCGTATGTGATGCCTGTGTGCTTGGCTGTTGGCACGTAGCTCATGTGTTGTGCTCCCTTTGTGGTGATTAGGGTGATGTCGTTGTCGCTGCTGCTTTCCGCTGCAAGTCGTGTCAGCTTGTTGTGCTTGACTGCTGCGAAGCTGTCCACGGTCGGTGTGCCTGTCGGCAGGAAGTTGTCATCCCATTGGTAAACGTCGTTCCCGACCGAGCAGAGGTGTCCGTCCATTTCCCAATATTGACCGTATGGGTTCTCCCAAACTCCCACGTTCACGCTGTGGCATGCGTAGTTGTCTGCGTCCTTGACCTCCACCTTTCCGTCGTTGTATCCAAGTCCGAGGCATGCGCCTGTCTTGATGCTCTTCTGTCTTGCGAATCCATCGGCTAATGTGGAGTTTGCGCTTTTCTCGCTTCCGTCGAGTCCGACTCCAAAAATCACCGTACCGTCGCTTGCCTTCAAGTTTTGGATGTCTCGGTATCCGTATTTCGCCATCATGTACTGAAGGAGGAAATTGCGGAACGGCTCACCTGCGAGTCCGTGGTTCTTGCTTCGTGCCTGGGCGTAGTTGAAGAATTGGTTGATGTCGCTTCCTCCGCTTGGAACGACAAACGGGATGCTTCTCATCTGTCCGCTCTGAATCACGCATTTGAACATGCCGACAGGTATGTTCTTGGTGAACCATCCTCCTGGCAGCGGTGTGAGCGATATGTGGTGTCTTATGTGCTTCACTCCGCTGATGGTCACTTCTTGGAGGTAGTTCCAATAACCGCCTTCAATCATGCCGAACCAATCGGCATTTTTGTATGCGTCAACCACGGCTCCGCTCTTCACAACTTGGTCTCCATCTGCCGTGTATCGGTGGTCGCTTGGGTTGAGCTTGGTGTAGTGTCCGTCCGTGGTCATCAGGATTGCGCAAATCTTGGAGAGCCAAATCTGGAGCATGAGGCTGCTTCCTCCTGTCTCGCAGTATGACGCTCCCTTGCTCGCTGCCGTGTTCTCCTCGATGTAGAATGCGTTCTCGTCCAAGAACTGCTGCTGGTTCTCTTCCATCATCGCACGCAAGTTGTCGAGGGTAATGCGCTTTGGCGTGCCTCCTGCCACCACCATGATGTAGTCGCTTCCGTTAAGGCTTGTTGTTGTGCCGAACTCTGTAATCTTTTGAAATGTTGCCATTTGTCTTGTCTCCTTTGTTTGGTTTTGTTATGCTATCTCTGCCGAAACCTCGACAGCCACGTCTGAATAATAATTCTTGTCTGGGTTGCTTGCGTCGGGTACGCATTTCGCCATCTCCGCTGTGAGGGTGACGCTTGCGCCTGTGCTGGTCGCAGTCTTTGCGTTGAGTGCGTTGTAAACCTCCCAGCCCCATGTCACCGAGCCTGTGTAAGCCGTTCCGTTCTGTTTCAGCTTGAGCACAAACTTTGCGTTGCTGGTCTTCGATATGGCATCGGGGTTCGCTCCGTCTGGCTCTGCGTCGATTGTCCATTCGTCGGCATCGTCCGTCACTCGCTGTGCGTCCACGGCTTTCACTACCCATTTGTCTCCTTCCTTGTGCAGGAGCTTGACGCTGAACACCGAACTGCCGTCCACGTCGTCTCGTGTCACCTTCAAGGTCTTTCCGTTCTGTCCGCTGATAAGTGTGAAGTCCTTGTACCACTCCAGCTTCCAGCTCGCTGCAAACTCAGTGTCGCTTATCGGGTTCACTCCGTAGAGGTAGGTTGCCGTGAGGGTGGTGCTTGTCTGCGATGCGTTCAGCGTGCTGCAGTCGGTCGTGATGTTGATGCTGTAGCTGTCCGCTCCTGCTTGCTGAATCAGCACGTCCTCCGTTCCTGCGATGCTGTCTCTGACGTTGTTCGAGATGTAGCTAATCTCGTAGCCGATTATCTGGTTCGAGATAATGGTGGTGCTCGCTGCGTTGTCGATGAATCGAAGATAGCAGAATCCGTCCACCTCCTTCTTTGCAAACTTGCCGTCGGTAGATAGATGCCATCCCTGGTAGTTGCCTGTGGTGGCTGCGCTGGTGTTGAAGGTCAGCTCCGTCCCTCGGTATGTCCACTTGATGCTGGTGATGGTTACTGGGTTGCCGACTGCGCTCTTGATTCCCACCTTCAAGGCTGGCTGGTTGTAGATGTCCGTCTTCCAATCGACCGACAATGTTCCGCTTGTTGGGTCGATGGCTTGGAAGAGCGAGCCTCCGCTTTCCGCTCCGTTCTTGTCAAACTTCACGATGTTCTTGGTGACGTAGATTTGGTCGCCTGTTCTGATGAAGCGCACCGTGAACGCTCCCTTGATTTTGTTGCTCATGCTTATTCATCCCATTTGTTAAGTTCTGACTTGAATTCTTTTAGGTCTTGGAGCTTGCCACCGAGCTGCTCTGCTGCTTGCTCTGGCTTCTCGTCCACCTTCAGTAATTCATTCTCGTTCACAGCCATCTTCGAGCCTGTGTTGTTCGTCCGATGGTATTTCGGTTTCAGCCCCTTGGCTTCCGCCTTGCTTGTATCGACTATTGCGTATCTCATAAGCTAAAATATTAAAATGTTCCCTTTCTCGTCCGTGAGTATGGTGCCTGTGTCAGCTGCCGTCAGCACGGCTGCTGGCTCTCTTTCCTCGATGTCCATCGAAACGTCGAACCAGCAAAGGTTCTTCTCGTAGCCGATGCCCAGTGAGTCCACGCTGCACTCCATGCTCGCTCCTGCCTGTCGGTCTATGCGCCCTGCGTATTTGTATGCTTTGGTGCTTGCGTCATAAACCCTCGCCTGGGTCCACCATTGGATGTTGTAGAAAAGCTCGGGGTATTGGATTGGCTGGTCTCCTGCTGCAAAGATGCCGTAGTTGTAGTATCTCTGCTGTCCTGGCACAATGTCGTTTCCCCTTGCCACGTCGTGCTGTGTGAGGAGGCTCATGTCTCGTATGAGGCTGATTCCTGCGCTCGTCTGCACCTTTCCGCTTGCGTCCACAAACTGAACCTCGAACTCCTTCTGCCATGTGAATCTCATGTCGAAGCCGATTTTTGGGAATGCCACCGATTTTATCTCGGGGTGTTCAAGCGTTCCTGCTGCGAGTGCCGTGTTCTTTCCTCGCTCCACAAGGCGCATCGTCATTCCCTTTGGCAGCTCCGTGATGGTTGTCGCTCCCTTGGTGAGGGTGACGGTCACGGTGCGCTCGTAGCTCTTTCCGCCCACGAATTTGTCACGCTGCCCTGCCTTCTCGATTCCCTCTGCCACCAAGTACTCGTAAAGGGCGAGCTCATCCTTCAATGGGTCGTAGGCGAGCTGCTCGCAATCCACCGAGCAGTCTATCTTGTTGCCTCCCTTGTCGGTGGTGGTGAGTGCCATTCCGCTGGCTTCCACCACGTAGTTCGTGCCTGTTCTGAAATCGTTGAGCATGCCCTGGTAGGAAAGTGTCGCCACCTCTCCAGGGATGATGTTGCGCATCACCTTCAAGCTGCCGTTGTCCTCGCTGGTGTCCTTGATGATGGTGTAGTCCGTTCCTTCCTTCCATACCTTGGCTATCGGTGTGCCGTTCACAAACCATGCGTGCTGGTCGCTGGCGAGGTTGTGGTTGTTGATTCCCGACGTGTAGATGCCGTCGGGGTCGTTGACCGTTGTCTGCGGTCTGATGATGGTGGGGCTGACCGAGCGGTCTGGCTCGTATTGCCCCAGCGCAGTGTTGGCTGTCTGTGCCGTTGGCGAGTCTGCCGTGATGCAGACCAGCTCGCAGGTTGTCTGCAATGGCGAGAAGTCGAGCCTCGTGTGCTTGCGCTCAGATTGGAATGTCCTTTTCTTGTTTGCCATTCTCTTTCTCCTTTTTCTTTAAATGTTAGTATTCGATTGGCTCCGTCAGTGGAGTTTCCTTACCATCGTCTGCCGTGACATAGAACAGGGTGCTGATTCCGCTGTGGCTCGGGCTGATGTGCAGGTCTTGGTAGCTTATCTCGAACTTGGACCCGCAGTTCGTGTGCTCTGGCTTTGCGTTCCAGACTGCATCTGATGCCGTGTCGCCTGTGTCTCGCTCCACCTTGAAGGTGTATTCGTCCGTGTGGTCTTGCAGGTATCCGTCCACAATCTGAATTGTGACGGTCTCCGTCTCGTCCACCGACATGTATCCGTCGAGGCTTTGGTCGATGAGCATCCTCCTGCCTTGGTTCTCGAATTGCTCGATAGTTCCGCTCATGTAGATGTTGTTAAGGTAAGCGGAGTAACCTTTCATGTTCAATCCGAAAATGTTGAGGTTCGTCAAGTCTCCGAATTGCGCTGCAATCATTTCCTTGCTGAACTCCCAATTATTAACGTCCTGTAGGTATCGCTCGTATGTCAGCGTGCTGTATCGGCTCTTCTGTCTCGTGGTGTCGCTGAAGTTGCCGTAAGCCACAAAGTGCATCGCCTCGTGTGGGTGGAGCTGGGTCTTCCATGTGTCGCTTGTCGGTCGCAATGCGTAGCGCACCCTGCTGTTGTGGGCGGTGTCTATGATTTCCGTGATGCGGAAGTATGCGGTATAGAATCCTGCGAACTTGAAGTTTCCGATGCCATCGTCGTAGTCATCGCTCTCGTTGCTCTCGATGTCCATGCCCTCGTGCCAGATGCCTTGGCAGATGTCATCGACCGCAATCTTTCCGATTTCTCCGTCTTGGAGGTGGAGGACGATTGTTCCTGTTGCGAGTTGGTTTCCGTCGCTGTCGGTGTCTGGTATCACCTCCTTGATGATGCCGCCTCCTACTGCCCTCCATCGGTTGCCGATTTGGATGGTCACTCGGTTGCATCGGTATTCGGGCGTTTCCAAGAACTCACGGATGGTGAGGCTGTGAAGTTCTGCCCTGCCCATTTGGTCGATGTATGCTCCCTTGCCGAATTGTCCGCTCACGAAATCCCCGACGGTCATTCCCTTGTAGAGGTTGATGAGCTGCCTTGCGGTGTCCTCGAAGACCTTGCTCAGCTTGGTGTCCATCCGCTTCTCCAAGAACTGCATCTTGTTTTGAAGCACTGTTATCAACTTGTCGTATGCAGGGATGTTCCCCTGGGCGTTGGTTGTCTGTAGCTGGCTGTTGTAATAAACGATTTCGTCCACCGTGCTGGCGAGGCTCTCGTTGTTGCTGGTGTGCTTGCTCTCTCCGATGCTGTACTCTCCCTGGGTCAGGTCTTCGAGGTCAAGTTCCCAGCCGATGATTCTGCTCTGCCTTGCGTGGTCTTCCGTGTGGAAGTATTCGGGGGCGACGAGGTTCACCTTGCTTCCGTATGTCAGCTCGATTCTTTTCTGTCCGAAGAGGACGGGGTTCGTCGTTCCCTCGTAGGTTCCGCTGTCCACCTTCATCTTCGCCATGTCCTTCTCTGCCTCTGCCTTCAGCTCCATTTCCGCAGCCTCCACCAATTCGTCATCGATGAAGGTAATGTCCATGTTGTACATGTAGAGGGTGTCACCGACCGCTGGCTTCATCGTCTCGTTCGGAAGTTCGAGGGTGTAGGTGTCGTTCCTCGTAATCTCGAAGAGTTGCTTGTCGTTGGTGTCTGCGTCTGGGTTGAAGTGAACCTCGAAGTCCATGCCGTTCAGTTGTCCACTCTCGAAGTGTATGCTCAGTGGCTTGTTTTCCTCTTGGGTCTCGTAGATGCTGTCGAAAACGAAGGGCGAGCCGTCTTGGAGTTTCGCCTTGAATCGGTATGCAGTCCAATAGGTGACGTTGCCTGTGTCGCTGTCGGTTGTCTTGGCTGGTATCTCCGTGACCTCCGTGATGGTGAGCAATGCCCTTGGGTAGATGTCCTCGTAAGTCTTCACGATGTCCGTTATGTCATCTGGGTCCAGGTTCGGGTCGCTGTCGATGTATGGTGTTCCCATCGGAAGCTGGAGGATGGTGTCGCTCACGCCTTGTATTGCGACTTCGCTCTGTCCGTCTATCGGCTCTGTGTAGAGCTTGTTGATGTAAGCCATCGCAAGGTGGGCGAGGGTGACCTGCTGGCTGCTGCCTGTCAGTTTCTTGGTCTTGTCTGTCAATGCGTAGCAGTCTCTGCCGTCGTTTACGTTGCTTGTGCCGTCGCTGGCTATTCCTATGAATTCGATTCCTGTCGTTGTCTTGTCTGCCAGTGTTATGGTGCTCGCCTTGGTGATTGCCTTCTTCTGTAGCTGCAAGTTCTTGAAACTGAAAATCGGGTAGCTCTCTCGCTCCACCTTCACCATCGTGGTCTTGCTATCGTCGGTTTGACCGCCTGTCTCATCCCCGATGATGAACTGCACGCCTGTGCCGTTCTGAAAGCCGATGGCATCCGTCATGTTGCCCACCTCTATTTCAAAGGTTGGGTTGTTCCACGCTGCGGTCTGCCCTGCTGCTGGGTTGTTGTATGAACCGCTGACCACCTTGAAGCTGAATGTCTGCCCTGTGTACTTGCTGTAGCTGGTTATCTTGATGCGCATCTTCTCGCTATAGAAGGTCTTCGGTTTGTTGGTGGTGAAGCGCACCTTGGTGGTGTAGAGGGTATGAAATCCGTCTATCGTGAATGGGTTCTTCAGCTTGCGCCTGTAGTTTTGGTTGAGGTTCCTGCTTGAGCCGAAAGCGTAGAGGCGTGTTCCGTGTTCCTCGCTATCCTCGCTTCTGCTGATTCCGTTCAGCTCCTTGCCTTGCTCCAGCGTTATGATCTGGTCGCCTTGCTCGCATCTGCCGAAGTGGATGGTGTTTTCTTCTATCCACCATTCGGTGTCGAAGGTGTCGGCTATGCTGTCGAGGGCAGAGAGGAGGGTGGTGCTGTCGTATGCTATCAGCTTCGCCTCGTTCCTCTTCTCCACGTCATCGTGGATATAAACGATGTAGTCCTTGCCTCCGTAGGTGTAGCCAATCTTGGAGAGGTTGTCGGTGAGAATTCCTGCGTGCGCCTCCAAGGTGTCGGTCAAGCTCCACTTGGCTTCCATTCCGTTCACGCTCCCTCTTCTGAAGAAGATGATGCGGTTCTTGAATTTGTACCACGGGCGGTCCAGGCGCAGCTCGTAGTCGTAGCCGATGTCCTTGCTTGCCTTGGTTGGTGTCTGCAAGTCCACGACCTCGAATCGCCCGAGGTCTTCAATCTCGGTGTAGAATCCTTTCTTCAAGGCAAGGACGGAATCGCTGGAGAAATTGACCGTGATGTACTCTTCCTCCTGCTTCTTCCATGTGTAGGTGCTTCCGCTTCCCACAGGTATGGTGTATGCCTTGGCTTGCGCCCTGTTATAAAGTTGTATCTTCATAATTGTCTGTGTCCTCTGTTCCTCTGTTTGCTGGGTTCGGTTCGTTCAACGTGAGGCTGAATGTGGCAAACCCTTTGAAGTATGACTTGAATTGCTTGCAGCTCTTGTAGTCGCATCTATAAACCACGCCATCCTCGAACTTGGTGCGGATGTTGATGCGTCTCTTCTTCAGTTCGGTCTTGAAGTCCTTCAGCTTGCTGAACAACTCGTCCCTGTTGGTTGCGTAAAGCTGGACGAAGAGGGTGATGTCCCTTTCGTCCACCTTCGGTTTCAGTTCCCTTCGCACCTGCTTTCCGTTCTCGGTTGCCGACTTGTTGCTGACCGCATCCTTCAGTGGCTCTGGCTCTATGAGGGTGCAGAGGGATGAATCGCTGAGGCAAACGCCCCATTTGGCGAATGCGTCCATGTCGTTGATGAATAATTCTCCTTTTCTGTTCATTGTCCTGCCTCCTTATAGGTTCTCGGTGTTCTTTCTTATCTTCTCCAGCTTTTGGTTCATCGATGGCAGCTCGCTGGTGTATCGCTCTATCTTCTCTAAATGGGCGACCGCTTGCACCTGTACCTCCATCATGTCATCGAGGTTGCTTCTGATGATGGCTGCGCTGTTGGCGATGCTTGCGTTGTTTTGCGCCTGTTGCTGGACTGCCTCCGAAACTATGGCCAGGGTGTTCTGGACGCTGGCCAGGCGACCGTTTATTTCCTCGCCCTGGTCTTGCGTCATTCCGCTGAGTGTTGCGCTTGTGCTGCTCTGGTCGTAGTTGTCGTTCGGGTCGATTCCTGCTGCTGCGTAGGCGTTGTCCCTCGCTTGCTCTCCCTTGCGGTAGGCTTCCTCGTATTTTTTTTGGAGGTCATTCTTCTCGCTTTCGTCGAGCTTGCCGTCTGCCATTGCGCTTGCAAACTGGGTGTACCAGTCCTGCATGTCCTGGGCGAGGGTGGTCTTGGTTATGTAGTTGAGGATGGCATCCTCCATGTACTCCTTGACCTTTTGGGTTGCGTCCTTCACGCCCTTGGTGGTGTCCTTCAGCAATTCCTTCAATCCGTCCTTTGCGCTGTCGAAGGAGAGGTTAGTGACCGCCTCGTTGTAATCGTTCTGCAAGTCGATGAGCTTCTTGTAGTACTCGATGTACTCGTCCATGTTGCCGGCGTTGCTCTTGTATCCGTCGTTGCTGGCGTTCTTTATCTTGGTGTAGAGGTCTGTGGCTTCGTCCGCCACCTTCGCCATCTGTTCGCTTGAAAGGTTCCAAAAGTCGGAGGCGTTCTTCACGCTGACCCCTGTGATGTCGCTGATGCGCTGCCAATCGGTTTTGCTCATGGCATCGTTTATCTTCTTGTCGGAGGAGTGCTTGCCTCCGATGCCCATGAATCCGTTGCTGTATGAGCCTCCTGTGGCTCGCATGATTTCCTGCTTGTTTACCACGGCATCCTCCAGGTTCTTCTTCGCTCGTTGGTAGGTGTCGGTTGCTTCCTGTCCTGCCTTGTCTTTCATTATCTCCGTCAGCCTGTCGACGGCTGATTCGAGGTCTTTGTTGGATTGGGTTAGGTCGTTGATGGTTTCCTCTATGCTGGTGTCCGTTCCGAAGAGCTTGCTTCCTGTGAGGCTTCTGAAAATTCCACCGACCGCTCCGAAGACGGAGGAGAAAATGTTTTGCACGAACTTGAAGAGTCCCTGCTTCTGTATCTGGTCGAGCAATGAGAGGATGGCACCGATGATGCCTCCAATCTTCGACCCTGCCTCTCCAAAGAGTGAAGCCACGCTGTTGGCTGCGTTCCCAAGGTCGGAGAGGCTCATTTCGCTTTGGCTTCCGAGTTGGGTGATGGCGTTCGTCAGTTGGATGAGCCTGTCGGTGGTGGTGTCGATGCTCTTGTCTCGGTTCACCTTGGCGGTGTCCTTGTCTTTCTTCGCATCGTCAGCCTTCTTCTGCGCTGCCTCCACCTTTTTCTTTGCCTTCTCCTTGGCTTCTTCGGGTGCGTCGCTGTCCTCGATGTCATCAAGTTCCGACAGGGCGGTGTTCAACTCTTGCAGGGCGGTGGTGTATCTCTCGCTTGCTTCCTCGTAAGCCTTGCAGTTCTCTGCGAGGTTGCCGAAGATTCCGCTTCCCTTGATGATGGCATCGTTGAGCTGGCTTATGGCGTTGGTGACCACCTTTTTGTTTTCGGGTGTCGCTTGCTGGTATTCCTTGCTGTTCTTGTAGGTCATCAGCTTGTCTCGGGTGGCTTTCAACTCTTCGGTTGTCTGCTTGTCGAGGTTGTTGAAGACCGCATCCCAATCGATGGACTTTTTCAGTTCCTCAAGGTAAACCGTCTGTATGTTCTCTTCGAGGGCTTGCGTCGCTTGCTCTCGCTTGTGCTCGTAGTTCTTGGCGAGGTCGGTTTCTCCCAGCTTCGCTGCCTCGTCCCTCAGCTTGGTAAGCTGGGCGATGTCATCGGTGATTGCCTTTCGGGTCTTCTCCGCTTTCTCGTTCTCATCGTCGTACTTCTCCAGCAAAGCCTTGATCAGGTCGCCTCTCTGCTGGGTGGTGTTTGCGTCGAGTGAGTTGCGCTTGGCGGTGATTCCTGCCTTTTCCTCATCGGTGAGCTTGACTTTCTTCTGCTGCCCTGTTGCGTAGAAGCCTTGCTTCTCATGTGCTGGGTCTGCGTCCCACAAGGTCTTTTCGTGGTCTATCTTGGCTTGGAGAAGTGCCTGTTCTTCCTTGTCGATGGCTGCTTTCTCCTTCTTGTAGTTCACGTCAAGTTGGGCGAGTTTCTTCGCCTCTCCCTCCTTCATCGCATCCACGACGGCTTGCGCTTGCAGCAATTCGTTGTCTGTCTTCTGCTGCTTCGTGGTGTTGTCGTATTTGTAGGTTTCCTCTGCCTTCTTTTCGTCTGCCTTGGCATTCTCCTTGGCGGTCTTCTCGGCTTCGGTCTGTTGTTTCTTGGCAGCTGCCGTTCTCTGTTGGTTGGTGGAAACGGAACGGCTGGCGATGTGGTCTTGTGCCTCTTGCAGGAGCTTCACTTGTTTGTTCCACTCCTTGCTGCCTTTCTGCTTGTCGCTCATTTGGTCGAGCTTGGCTTGTGCCTCCTTCTTCTGTTTGTCCCAATCGGCAGCGGTGTAGTCGCTCTTGCTTTTCCCTCTTGCGCCCTTGATGCCCTGGGCGGTGGTGAGCATGTTCTGAATGTCGCTCTGGCTGAAAACATGACCTTTCAACTCCTTGTATTGAAAGGTTGTGTTTGCAGCTCCCTTGCTCTTGGCATTCTCCAGCGTCTTGATGAGGGTGTTCAATCGCTTGTTGTCCATGTTCTTGAATGATTCCATGAACTTGTTTGCGGTCTGGGTGCTGGTGGTTCTGTCCGCTTGCCGTCTATAGCTCTTGCCTTTACCCTCGAAGAATTGAACCATGTCATCGAGGCTGGCGGTGATTCGGCTTGTCCATCCGTTGATTTTGTAGTAAGCCTCCTTTGCCTCGTTGATTTGCTTTCGCTCCTGTTCTGTGAATGGGTTCTTGGTGCTGCCTATGTTCTGTAGCTGCCTTCTTCTCGCCATTCGCAGGATGTCAGCGTATCGCTCGTTCTTGCTGGCTTCCTTTTGGTAACCGCTGACGGTCTTCTGTCCGTCAATCTCAGCGATTTCTCGCTTAAGCTGGATGATGTTCTTTAAGTGTCCCTCTTCGTCAATGTATTTTTTGATGATGGTAGGGTATCTTGCGATGAGGAGGTTCATCGCCTTGCGTCTGTCGTGGGTGGCTGTCTCATCCTTTTGGGCGTTGTCGATGGCGGTTTCCGTCTCGTTGTTGTATTCCTCCTGCCTTTTCTTGCCCTCGGATAGTTCCTCGTTGAATGATTTCTGTGCTCGTTCGTCTGCTGTCAGTCCGTCGTTGCACGCTACCAGGGTGCCGACTAAGACTCCGAGGGCTGTGGCTGCTGCCACGTATGGGTTGGCGAGCATGGTTGCGTTGAGGAGGGCTTGCGCCTTCTGTGTGAGCAGGATGGCTGCTCGTGTCGCCAGCATGCTGATGCTGTGTCCCTTCTCTGCCACGGTCGCCACCATGACGGCTGCTCTGTATGTGCCGTATGTGGTGATTAAGCCCATGATAATCTGCCCGACCTGCTTGTAGTTGGCGATGAGCTTCTGTGCGGTGTCGATGCTGTCAACGATGAAGCCTTCCTGTGCCTCGCCTATGTCGTTGAGCATGTATTGCCATGCTCCCTCCAAGTTGGAGAGCGCACCCTTCATGGTCTTGCTCTGTTGCTCCAGCATTCCGTTGAACTGACCTCCCTCGGCTGCTGCTGCGTGAAATGCCTCCTGTACCATCTTGGTGGAGATTGCTCCCTTCTCCATTTCGTCCTTCAACTCACCGATGCTCTTGCCTGTCTTCTGGCTGATAACCTGCAATGGGTTGAATCCAGCGTTAATCATCTGGAGCAAGTCCTGGCCCATCAGCTTGCCTGTTGCGCTCATCTGCGAGAAGGCGAGGGTGAGGCTCTTGAATTTCTCGCTGTCGCCCATGGAAATGTCACCGATGGCTTTCAAGTGCTCCATGACCTCTTGCACAGGAATGTTGAAGGCGAGCATGGTCTGCGCTCCCGATGCGAGGTCGTTCATAATCATCGGGGTGCGTAGCTCGTAGTCCTTCAGCTGCTCGAATAGCCCGTTTCCCATCTGTTCGCCAGCGAGGGTCTTGAAGGAAACGTGGAGGCTCTCCATCTCGCTCCTTATGCTGATGACCTTGCTCTCGAACTCGGTTAATTTCTGAATGGAAAAGTACGCAGTGACTCCTGCAGCAATCTTCTTTAGGCTTGCGTCCATCTTCTCGGTCTCGTTCTTTGTGGCGTTGCCGAGGTCGTGTATCTTGTCTTCCGCTGCCTCTGTCTGTTGCTGTAGGTCTTCCGTGCTGATGCTGCCGAATGCAGAATCAATCCTTTGTCCTATCTCGGTGGCGATGCGCCCGATGGTTTGGAATTGCTGAACCACCTTGTCTGCGTCCGATTGGAGCTGTGAATCGTCTATGCCTATCGAGAATCCTTCTCTTCCGTTGTCGAAATCTGCCATTTTAATAGTCCTTTACGAAGACTTCCTCTTCTTCGTCGTTGTTGAAATTATCGGGGTTGTTTGCGTCGAGGCTCGCATCCCATTCCTTTGGTGGCTGCTCATCGTCAAATTGTGGCGTGGCTGCAGAATAGAGGGTTAGGTTTGCGTAGCTGTAGTCGTATAGAACCTGCTCGGTTGTCACTCCGAGGTTCTTCGCCCATCCTATGATGATTGCCCAGGGGCTGTCTGTTCCACTTCCTTGGTCTTTTCGAGAATGTTTATTGCGGACAGGGAAGTGGTAAGACCGAAAAAATCGCCCACCTGCATCTCCATCAGCCTCTTGGTGATGGTTTCGTTGAGCGTGGCTGGTGTCAGCTCCTCGAGGATGTGTCGTGTCACAAAGTCCAGCTCGCTCTCGGTCTTCTGCTCCGTGGTGAATCTGAACTTGTGCCAGCTCCATTTCCTTCGCTCGCTTGTCACCACCTGTCGGTTCTCGTTGATACGCTTGGCTCCAAGCACGAGGATGGCTGCAATTCTTCCGACCGCTGCGCAGTCCTTGGCGGTCAGCAGGGCTTCTTGTAGGATGCTGGTCGGGTTCTGTCTGATGTGTGGCATCTTGTGAACCTCTGCGCTCACCATCATGATGGTCGCTGGTGTCGGTGCTGGTATCTCGAAGGTGCGCCCCTCTATCTCCAGCGATGTGGTCTTGTGCTGCAGGATGGTGTCTGCCACCTGTTGCTCCAATGTCTTCTGCTCTTCCATGTTGCTCTAAAGTGAAAGAGCAGGAGGGTGGCTTTGGGCTTCCTCCTGCTCTTGGTGTTTGGAATATGGGATTATTTCAAAGCCTCTTTTGTCGTGAAACGTGAATACCAGTAGTTGTTGTCGACCGCTGCTGCGCTTCCGCTTGCTGGTGTCTCTGGCACGCCTGTGGTCTTGAAGATGGAGGCGGTTATCTTGATGGCGTTACCGTTCTGCTCATCCATCGCTGGTGCGACCTTGATTCGGCAGAGCGGTGCCTTGATGCCCCTCGCTCCCTTGTTGTGTGGGGTAATCTTCACGGACTTGTCGCCAGGCACGATGTGGGTCTTGACCTTCTGCTCGCCCTCGCTGTCCTTGTCTGCGATTCCGAGCTTCTCGTAGAGCTCTGGGGTTGGCTCGATGACGGTGGTCTCCACCTCCAGCGTTCCCTCCAGGTCTTCCTGCGCCACGACCTCCCCACCTGTTGCTTTCATTTGCAGCTGGTCTCCGTCATTGGCTGTGAGGGTGGTGGTCTGGTCTTTGATTACACCGACGCTGAAGAGTTCTGTTGCGAATGCGTCGTTCTCCCCTGTGTCGCCAATCTCAAACTTGCACTTGCCCCATGCCATGATGATTTTCTTTGAGTCTGCCATGTTGCTTGTTCTCCTTGTTTATAAAAATGTTGCTAATCTAAAATGAATCCCGATGTTGACGAAGTGCTCGCTCTTCCCTGGCACGGCAATTGTTGCCGTCGCTTGGAACAAATCGAAGAAGTAGGCGGTGTCGGCTTCATTAAGTTTCTCGACCACCTCGTCGGTTATCTTCTCCAGCTGCATCAACCTCGCTTTGTTTGGTACGAGGCTCTCGCCTCCGTTGTTGATGTCGGGTACGTAGATGTTGAGCCGTGCCCTGCCTTCCTGGATCTGACCTGCCGTTGCGTTGGAGACCGTGAGAACTGCGTCCTCGGTGTTCGCTTCGAGTGGGCGCACCTCGCTGGGGTAGAATGTTCCTTTTATCGTCTTCCCCATCAGCTCTTCCAAAGCTGCGTACATCTCCATTTCGATTGTTGTCTGTCCTTTCGTTGCCATTGTTAAGCTGTCTTTGTCTTGAATAATCGGTCGAGCATCTCCTTGATTTTGCGCTGTGCCATCTGCTCGCTTGTGTCGAGAACGTCGAGGCTCATGGCTTCGACGTATTGGGCGTATGGCATTCCTGCCACCATCAAGAAAACGATGCCCTTGCTTGTTTGCTTGTCTGCAAGCTCATGAAGAAAAGCCACGCCTTGTTTCTTTCCCTCCGTGCCGTCGCCCTTGCCACCGCTCACGTTCTTCCATTCTCCCTCCTTGACAATGTTGCCATCAACGAGGATGCAGTAACCGATGGAGCTGCAAAGGTTGCCTGTTTGGTTCAAGTACTTGTGTCCGCTTCTCGCTTGGGTAAGGCATTCTTCCCCGATGTAGAAAAGCTGGGCGACGATGCCTTGCTTCCTTCGCTCTATCTCCTGGTTCATCCGATTGCGGATGTCCGCTGCCGTGAAGTTCGGTTTGATTGGCATGGTGTTGTCTCTCTCCTTTAGACGGTTATTTGCAATGCGTCCACTGCTTCGAGGTAGGTGATGTCCTGCACCTCGAACTCTCCGAGGTCTGTGCCTCGGTTGTCGGTCAGCTTCACTCTCTTGGCGGTGAAGTCCTGCGGTTCGATTAGTACCTTGGCTGCAAATTGCTTGAACTTGCCGTCCTGGTAGGTGCCTTGGTTGTCGCTCTTGTTTTTCACTATGTTGCAGGGGATTGGGTCGCTCTGCTTGGTTTCCACCTCTTGGGGGATGCCGTGAAGCAATCCCCCTCCAGTGGTATCGAATGTGAAAAGAAAGCCGTTTTGAATAATCATCAGAAATCCTCCCCGATGTAGCCGCACGGGATGTCCGTTCCTTCCTCGTCCTCTCCCAGCTCTGCGAGGAGGCTGTTCGATTTCTTGGCAAAGCGTGAGCGTTCGTCCTCGCTGAACGTGTAGCTGATTCCCCCTTGGGTGATGTTCGGTGCTTCCGCAAGGAAGGCGTAGGTGAGTGCCTTCGCCTTCTTGAATGGGTCGCTCGCTCGCACCTCCTTGGTGATGTCAGCGTCTGGGTCCAGCCCTGCCTCGTCGATGATGTTGTCAATCGTCGCTGCTGGTATCGGGTAGCTGCTCATTGCTTTTATTGCGTTTCTTGTCTTCATGCTGCTTGGCTGTTGTTAAAGGTCTATGCGCTTGCCTCTCCGTCTGCCCATTCCTGGTTGGCGGTGTTGAGGAAGACGAGCGACTTGCGGTTGATGAGTGCTGGCTGAACGTATGCCTCTGCAAGGGTTGTCTCGCTCTGTGGGTTTACCTCGCTGTATCGGGTCACCTTGTAGAAGCTGCCGTAAACCTGCAAGGCTGCGGTGTTCTGAACCATTGGCACGTTCTTGTAATAAGTCCATCCGAGCTGGATGGTTGGCGAGAGGGTCACCACGTTGGTGTTCCACGGCTTGATGGTGTCCTTGCTGCCGTCCTTGTGCTCGATGGTCACGTAGGTGTCGAGGATGATAATCTGCGGATAGCCTCGTGTCGGGCTTGCGTTGTAGGCGTTGATTTTCTCCAGCGTTATCATGTCGGCTGTAATCATCGAGAGGTCGTTCACCTGTGGGTAGAGTCGCTTGGCGGTCTTCTTTTGTGCCACCAGCTCCTGGAACTTCGCCTTCTCCATGAACGCAAAGCGAGGCTTTGTCAGTCCCTGCTTGGCTATCATGTCCTGTGCGTTGGCAAGGTCGAGAAGTCCGTCTGCGTTCTCCTCGTCGCTCCACTCGTAGCCCTTCTTGGTTACCGAGCCAGCCTTGTTCTTCTTCTCGGAGATTTTCACTCCGATGAAGTTGGCTTCTGGCACGTTGAAGTTGATGGTGTCCTGGGTCGCCATGTCGCCCTCAATCTTGGCAGGGAAGGTCTGCACTCCGCTTGATGCGATGCGCATGCAGTCGAGCTCCACCTTGTAGTCCATTGCCTTGCGGACAAAGTTCACGTCATCGTAAACCAAGTTAACGAGTTCCTGCTTCTCCTGCTGGTTCTCGGTCGCTGAGTTGGCGAGGGTCTGTGCGTCGAGGTATTCGTTAATCTCGATTTCGTCCTTGTCACGGCTCACTGCGTACTTGCTCAGCTTACCGCTCCAAGTGCCGACCTTCTGGCGTGTCTTCTTTGGAGCCTTGGTGTTGAATGCGACTCTGTCTGCTGCGACTGGGATTCCCTCGTCTCCCTCCAGTCCCTTGATGTCGAACTTTCGGGTGTACTTCAATGGGAAGAGGGTAGCCCATGCGAGACCTGTTCCTGGCTGGAACTTGTTGACGGTCGCTTGCATTCCAGGGATGTCAATGTCGAATAATGGTGCATCCATTGTTGCTTTTCTCCTTTGTTAAATGTTAATCGAGCGTGATGCCCTTCATCAAGTCCACCACCTCCTGTGCGACAGGTGCGGTCTCCTTGCGGAGGCTTGCGCTTCTGATAAGTCTTACTTCGAAGTCGCCCTCTCCAGCCTTGACGAAGGTGCCGAGGATGTACTTCGGTGTGTAAATCGGTGCAGCCTCTGCTGTGCTGCCGTCCGCTGCCGTGGCTGCTTGGTAGAGGACGGTGTCCTTGGCGATTGCCACGCCAAGGGTGACGGTCACGACATCATAATCTGGGCTTGTCTCGGTGTCCACCTTCGTGCAGGCGACACCCACCTTGCCGTGGGCGATGATGTCTCCTTTCTGTACACCGCTACCCTTGGCAATCTTGATAGTGGTGTCTCCTGTCTTGACCTCTGTGATGAGGCGGTATCCCTTGATTGGGATGAAGCGTCCGTCGGTGTCCTCGCTCATGGCGAGTCCCTTCTGCAAGTCGAACGCTGGATTCTTGGCGAGTCCGCCACCTGGTTTCTCCGACAGAATGGTCTCGAAGATGACAGGGTCGGCTGGTGCTGCGTCTTGGTGCTTGAACATTCGGTTCATGGCTTTTCCCTTTAAATGGTTAAACTTTGCTACTGCGCTGGTGGTGTCGCTGGTGCGCCTTGGCTCAGTCCGATGATGACGGGCGATGCGGTCTGTGTCTCCCTTGCTGCCTCTGCGTTAAGGTAGGCTGTTACCGCTGGGTCTGCTTGTTCGCCTGGCTTGCGCTTGCCTCCCAATGGTGGAGTACCTGCTGCACCCGATGCCTTCTCTTCCTTGATGTCGCTCTCCACGAATGGCTTCTGTGTGTCGAGCCAGCCGTTGAAATCGTCATCGTCCTTGAATGAGAGGCGGTCGTAGTTGCGCATGTAGCGTTCCTTGAGTTTCTCGGATGCTCCCTCGAACAATGCCTCGAACTTCGCCTTGCGTTGGTTGCCCTGCTCCTTTGTGAGGATGCCGTTGAGCTGCTCACGCATGGTTTTGTTCTCCTGCTCCATCCTTTCGAGCATCTGCTTCACCTCGTCGCTCGCCCCAGCTGGTGGTTCGTTCGGTTTCGGTGGTTCTGGCTGTTCGATGGTCTTGCCATCCTTCAGCTTGTACTTCTTCTCATAGTTGCTGATGGCGGTGGTCTGAGCCTCGTTCGCTCTTCGGTCGCCCTCGCTCTCTATGATGGATTGGAAGGTCACCCCATCTACGACGGTTTTCACTTCGTCCTCCTTGGTTGTCGTCTCAGCCTTTTTCTTGGCTATCCGCTCTAAAATCTTGGCATCAACCCCAGGAAACTTGGTTTTGAGTGCCTTTAAAATCAGTTCAAACATAAAATTATGCGTTGGTTCTACAAATTTGTAACGCTGCAAAAATAAGAATTTAATGTTAAATGTGATTATAATACAATCATTAATTAACGTTATTTAATTCAAAAATCCGAAAACATAGGGATTTCCCCTTGGCGGTGTCACGCTTTTTTCGTAAGTTTGCCGAAAAATTAGACTTATGAAAATTCCGAAGGCGGTTTTAAATGAAGCGAGCAGCCTTATCTCTCGGTTTGGGAAAAGGCTTGTTTTCCTCGGCAGGTATGACGAGGCAGATGTCTTCTTGTTTAAATTTCCCGATGACTTGGATGTTGGTACTGCCATTTTCTTGAATTATAAAAATGGGGAATGCGTCAAGTTGTCGAACTCTTCCGCTCTCCCCATTATTAAATCACTTGTTAAAAATTGACAAGAACTTTAATTTGAAATTTTTATCATCAACTCGGAGGATGCCCCTTGTGCTTATTGGGACTCTGGCTCCGTAGTTATAAAGTTCTTTCATCGGTTGTCTTGCATTGTGTCCATCATAAACCTGTGGCTCGATGTAGGACAGCGTTCCGTCTGCAAATCTTTGAATGATGGTGGCGTGTCCTCCACCACTTTCCCATCCAATCGTCAAAACGTACACGCCTTCTTCTTTGCATGTTTCTTCAAAGTATTTTTTGTACTGGGTTGGGGTCATGCGTGTAACTCCTTTCTGCTTCATCCAATCCACCGTGAGAACAGGCTTGACTGGTGTTCCGTCTTGGTTCTCCCAAATTTCAAATGAGCGTTGTTGCGAAATCCATTCAGAAAGTGAACCGCTTGTGTTGCCCTTTGCCCAGATGTTAAATCCTTTAAGTCTCAATGCGTATGCTGGTGCGCAAGTCTGGCAGTTTATGCTGAAAGGCTCATCCCTTGTGGTATTGTATTTTGGATTCTTTATCTTTCTTCCGCTCTTATTGAGTATGTATTGTTCAACGTGGTTAGGGTTTGCACTCTGTTTGTCTGCTTCCTCGCAGGTCATCGGTCTTCCCTTCTTGATTCCGAGGCTCTTTTCGATGTCCCTCATGTTTGCGATTTGTTCCTTGGTGAAGCTGCCCCATACCTGGGTGTCCCATTCGTTCTGTGCCTTCACGCCTTTCTCGAACTTTGCAAACAAAGCCTCGACCTCTTCAACCGATGCGTCCTTGCCGATGGCATTGCGCAGGGCTATCTGTCTCTTCGCCAATGCAGGGAGTGCCTGTCCTTGGCTGTAGGTGAGTGTCTTCATCAATTGGTCGCAGCGGTCATCGTAGGCATCCAGCCTTCTGTCTCTCCATGCGTCCTTGATGTCATCTATCTGTTCCTTGGTTCTTGCAGCGTGCCTCTTGGCAGCGTTCTCCATGATGATTTCGTGCTTACTCTTGGTTGGTTCTGCTGCTTGATCAGGTTTTTTGCCTTCCCATCGCAGCCCCTTGGTTGGGTCACCATCCTTGAAGTTGTCCTTGATGAAGTAGGGCATGGTCTTTGCGTTGGCGATGCGCTCTTGGTTGTCCTTCATCCATTTGTCGAACTCCTTCGGCATCTTGTCGATTTGCCCTTTGAACTTCCAATTGCTCACGTCCTCTCCGTTGATGATGGCTCTCGTGTAAGCGTCCATCTCTTCCTGGCTGGCGAGGACGGAAACGGCATAACAGCGGCACCAAGGATGCCAGCCTGTGAACTTGAAGTCCTTTGGAAACCTTTTGCCGTCGAAAATGTCGCAGATGTCCTCGGTGGGGTGGTTGTTGCTGATGCGTATCTCGATGCCGAGGACGAAAGGCAGGGCGTTCCATCTGTTGTGGTCGGATGTGCGGTAGGCGATGTTATTCTCGGTCGCTGTCATTCGGAGGGCGTTCTTGTAGCTGGAGCGATAAACTCCACGCCCAGGGTGGAAGGCAGCTGCTGCCTTGGAAAGTCTGAGCGCACCGCTCTTGTCTCGCACCCTTCTGAACAACTTGTTTGGGTAAACGAGGTATTTTCGGATGTCCCTGCTCAGTTCGGCTGCGCTCTTTCCCTGGCCCATGCCCAATTCAAGGGCGAGCTCCAATTCTCCCTTGAATTGCTGAGTGAGGTTCCAAACCCTTTTGCTGAGGTTCATCCCTGCCTCCTTGCGGTCAATGAAGGCGGAGAGGGCTTCGAGGTGTGGGTGCTTCCATTGCTGGACGGTCTTCTTCGGGAGCTTCGCCTTGCCGATGATGGAGTCCACCATTGCGTCGTTCTTGGTGTTCGAGAGGGTCCAGCTCTCTTCGTCCCCATCCTCGATGTTGGTTTGGAGGCTGCTGCCAAGGTCTTGCATGAGTGCGTCCATCTCTTTTTTCAAGGCAGGGAAGTCCTCGAAGGTGAACTCCTTCTTTTCGTCTGCGTCGAAAAGGGAGGGCGCAGCTGCCTGTGCGATGCGCTTGACCGCTGCATCGTAGAGCTGCTGCACCTTCTTGGCTCGCTTGGCGAGGTTCTCCTTGTGTTTCTTGTCGTATGTGCCTATGGTGAGCTTCTGTGGCATGGCTTATCCTTTAGAATGTTGGTTCGTTGTTGAAGTTGTCGGTGGCGGTTGCTTCGTCCTGTTCGATTCTCTTCTCTTCCTCTTCCACCTCCTCCTCTGGCACGAGGTTAAGTTCTCGGATGGCTGTCCTTCGTGAAATGATAGCTTTGCCACCTGTTCCGTCGCTCATGTCCTTAATCTGCTGGCTGCGGTCGTTGATTTGGAAAGGCGTTATTATGTTCTCCACCACGAGGGTGTCGAATGCCCCAGCGAGGCTTGGGTACATCTCTTTGCAGAAGGCACGCACCACGTTAATCTCTCTGTCGAAGAACTCCAGCCAGTCTCCCTTTTCGTCTGTGACCTTCATCTGGCAATCTATGAAGAGCATCTTGCGTGCCTCACCGCTCATTGGTGTCGCCTTCATCTGCTCCATGCTCATGTCTGGGAGCTGGAGGGTGGTGTGGATGTTTCTTCTCAGTTCCTCGGTATGGAGCTTCAAGGCATCGGTTGCCTGGCTCCATGTGGCGTATTCGGCTTTGTCCTTCTGTCCGTATCGGAGGACGTTGCGTCCTGCGTTGTCATCGGCTGGCTCCTGCTTCTTGCCCTTCGGTGCGGTCACCTGCTGGCTGTCCGAGTAAATGACCCAGGTTGGTCGGCTGTTCTTGCGGAGGTAGTTGCCCTGTCTGCTCTGCGTCCACTCCAGCTCGTAGCCGTTGTCGCTCTGGTCTTCCCATATCGGGAGGTCTCGGTGGATGTAGATTCCTGCAATCTTCTTGATGCTTATCGGCTCAGGCTCCATGTCTTCCTGCCATCCGTTCCCTCTGTTCGCCCATCGGTAGTGGTATTCGTCGGTGTAGGTGTCGAAGTAGGTTATCTTCTCCGTTCCCTGCATTCGGCTGTACTCGACGCTGAGTCCTATCATGTCATCGTATTCGTCGAAAAGTGGGTACAAAGCGTCTCCATCCAATGGCGAGAAGATGCGGCATCTGAGCTTCAGCTTGCTCTCGTACCCTGCGTATGCTGTGTCCTGCTTCTGTGCAAACCAAATCGTGACCATCTCGCAGCTTGCAAAGAGCTTGTGCGCTCTCTTTAGGTTGAGTGCGTCTATTCGGTTGCGCTTGAAGATTGCCTCCATGATGGCTGCTGCCGTCTTCTCGTCATCGGTGCTGGTGGTGTACTTGCGCTTGACGGGGATGGTGAACATGAGCTCCTTCATTCGCTTGACCGCTTGCTTTTGGATGCTGTAGGTGATTCGGGTCATCTTCTCGACCTTTCCCCTGCGCACCTTGTCTCTGTAGTTGCGGTCTGTGTACACTGGGTGCTTGCGTGGGTTGTACTCCTTCTCGAGGTCTGCCCAAGGTATCACGTCGATGGTCTTGTTCTTCAAGTCGGCTATGATGTCGCCTGGCTGTCTTTTCTTTCTGTCGATAATCTGTCTGATTGGTGGCATTGTCTTTTCTCCTTATCTTTGGTTGGTTTAATAAATCTCATCCTCGATTGCTTGCTCTTCCTCTTCCGTGAGCTGGACGGCTGCAATCATGCCGAAACGCTCCACGATGCCTGTGGTGCAGTCGGGCGCATCGTCGTGCTCGTTGCCTCCCTCTTTGCGGTATGACTTCATGGCGTTTGCGTAGTGGGTCCAGCGGTCTTCCCATCCTGCTGGGTAGAAGACCATGTTCTGAACCTTGGAGCTGTTGGTGAAGATTCGGGTCTGCTTGTTGGCGGTCTGTGCGAGGTCTATGAACGCCATGTCCCAATCCCCGAGCTGGCGCACCAGCCTCTCCACGTTCCTTCTGAATCCTCGCCCTCCGTTGTTGCTCTCCACCACGACCTCCTGGGTCTGGTTTCTGACCAGCATTCGGGCGACCGCTGGCTCCGTGTACTCCATGCTCTTGTTGGTGAAGCAAATGTCGGTCACGTAGCATCCGCTCTCGTATTCGTCGTAGCAAATGGCGCAGAGCCAGTCTGCTCCTGTGTCCGCTGTGTCGATGTAGCACTTGCGTCTTGGCAGGTGCGCCTCTATCGGGAGGGTGTCGTAGGTCTTGAAATGCGAATACATCAAGCCCTCGATAGGTGTCGGGTTCTGCATGTATTGGGTCTCGTAAACAAAGGAGTTGGCGAGGCGTATCTTCTCCAGCTCTGCGAGGGTGTGCTTGAATTCCCAGAGGGGCTGCTTGTGTCCCTCTGCGTCCGTGGTGACGCATGGGAGGCTCACCACCGTCCAATCGTCAGGCTCGATTTCCTGCAAGTAGCCACAAAGGTCGTGCTCGTGTAGTCGCTGCATGATGATGATGATGGGCGTGTTTCTGCTGTTGACTCGGTTTCGGATGGTGGTCTCGAATCGTCGGTTCACTCGCTCTCGCACCACGTCGCTCAGCGCATCCTCTGGCTTTATCGGGTCATCGATGATGATTGCTCCTGCGAATCGGTATGGCAGAGGGTTGCCCTGCTCATCCACTCTGTCAACCTCTCCAGCTCCGAAACCTGTAATCTGTCCGAGGGTGGAGGTTGCGTAAACTCCACCGCCTTGCTCCGTGTCCCATTGCGCCTTGGTGTCGCTTCCGTACTTGACCCTCGTGTCGAAGAGCCGTTGGTAAGCCTCGCAGTTGACGATGTCCTTGATGGCGATGCTGTTGTCCACGGCCAGGTCGCTGGAGTAGGACAGGTGTATGAAGTTGGAGGCAGGGTTTATGGCGAGTCCCATCGCTATGAAGTTCTTCACCGCCAGCTCCGTCTTGCCGTAGCGTGGGGCGATGTTGATGATGAGCTTGTTGATTTCGCCCTTGAGCACCCTGTCGAGGGCATCGCAGACGGTCTTGTGGTGGTGTCCGACAATGAACCGCTTTCCTCCGTTCTCCTTGAAGAAGTACCGTGTGAAGTTAAGGGGATTCCGCAATACCCACATGCGCTCGATTTCATTGTCGTGCATCATTTCAGTATTCCTCCTCCAGCTGCTTCAAGTACTCGGCTTGCTCCTCCCTGGTCATCGGTCTCCCTTGCTCGATGGTCTTGCCGTTGCTGGTGATGTCCACCTTCTGCTGTGGCTTGCCGTATTGCCTGTCCATGAGCCTGTCCATCGTGGTGGTCTTGCCGTTCTTCATGTCGATGATTGCTGCCATCGCCAGCGTCTTGGCGTAGGCTGGTGTCTCGTCTGCCTTCGCCAAGACCTGCAAGTCCGAGAGCTCCATTGCGAGGATGCTTCTCTCGATGGTGTTTATCTCGTCGAGGGACAAAGCCTCGCTCTTCTTCAGCTTGCTCTTGGGGAGCACCTGCTTCAAGAGTGCCTTGACCCTGTCCCTTGGCTTGCCCTTCGGATTTCCGCTCTGCCCCTTCTGCCATTTGTGGCTCTCGATGTTGGCGAGCTGGCTTTCCGTCATTGTCTCTTTTCCCTTCGGCATGGCTTATCCCTCCTTCTTCTTGGTTTTCGTTTTGGTCTGGCTTGCTTTGGCTGGCTGCTCTGGCTGTGGGGCGTGTATGTTCCCGATGCGGACAGCATTCATGCCTGTCAACTCTTCCCATCGCTTGATGATTACATCGACATAAATCGGTTCAAACTCCACCATTCGGCAGCACCTGCCCAGCTGCTCCGCTGCGATGAGGGTCGTTCCGCTTCCTCCGAAGATGTCGAGGACGATGTCCTTGCGTCGGCTGCTGTTGCTGATGAGCTTGCCGATGAGAGGCACGGGCTTCATGGTTGGGTGGTCTGGATTCTTCTTCGGCTTGTCGCAGTCTATGACGGTTGTCGGTGTGTCGCCTCCGAAGAGTTGCTGCAGGAGGTCTTTCATCTCTGCCTTGCTCATGCTCTCGATGTCCAGCTTCTGCTCCATGACCGTGGTGAGGTTGCGCTTGTTGGTGAAGTAGTGGGCTGCTCCCTCCTTCCATCCGTACAGGCACGGCTCGTGCTTCCATTGGTAGTCCTGCCGTCCGAGGACGAGGCTGTTCTTGTTCCAGATCAAGCACTGGCGTGTCTCCCATCCGATGTTCTTCACCGCTGTTCGGAAGTTGAAGCCTTGGCTGTCAGCGTGCCAAATGTAGAAGGCTGCGCCTGGCTTCATGCTGTTGCTTGCGTTCTGCAGGGTGTCGGTGAGGAAGGCGACGAAGTTTTCGTCTGCCATGTGGTCGTTGGCGATTTTCATCTTGCCCTTGGCTTGGTAGTCCACGTTGTAGGGTGGGTCCGTCACCAGCAAGTCCGCCTGTTCGTCGCCCATCAAGGCTTCGAGGTATTCTTCCTTGGTGCTGTCTCCGCAAATGAGGCGATGGTTGCCGAGGCGGTAGAGGTCGCCTGTCCTGCTGGTTGCCTTCTTTGGCGTGTTCCCAGCCACGTCGTATGCGTCATCCTTGGCTTCCTCTTCTTCCTCTGGGTCGGGAATGTCGGGTACGTCGATGGCTGCTGCGTCTATCTCCTCTGGCTTCCACTCGTTGATGAGGTCATCGAAGTTCGTCTCTCCAAAGCTGGAGTTGTCCTTCAGCACGATGCGTCTCATCTTGTCCATCGGGAAGTCGTGGGGGAGAATCTTGCAGACGGCTGTCTTGTATTTCAGCTTGCGCAGGGCTTCGTACCTCATGTTTCCTCCGATGATGACAAAGCCCCTTTCGTCGCTGGTGTCGTAAACGATGAGCTCTCGAAGCTCCAGCATCTCGGGGTCATCCTGGATGCTCTTCACCAGCTTCTTGAATTTTGGGTCTCGTATGAAGCGTGGGTTCTTTGGCAATCCCTCCACCTGTCCCTGGTTCGGGTGGAGCTGGCTCATGTCCATTTCCCTGCGCTGTATGTCCTTTGTTGTGTCCATTGTCTTGTGTCCTTGGCTTTAAGCAGTGAAGGCGAACCCTGTTAAAGGCTCGCCTCTGCTGGTTGATGAATGTAGTTAAAATGGTGCTGCACCGCCTGTTCCTGCTGCGAATGGCAGGACGCTCTTGGCTCGCTTGGATGCCTTGGTGCTGCTGTGGAGGACGCTGCCTCCACCTCTGTGGCTCTCTGAACCGCTGCTCATGTCTTGGTTCTCCTAATGTTTGAAGTTAATGTTTATCGTTGAATGTCATTCTCGTGAACAAATCCCACGCCTTGCTGTTGCGTATCGGCTTGCGAATGGTGGCGTACTTGTCGATGATTCTGTTGAAGTGCTCCTCGTAGAACTCATAAAGCTCTGGGTTCTCCTCCATCGTGAATTGCTCGATGTTTCCGCTGGAGCGAAGGTTTGCGCTTCCGTGCATCACGACCTTGCGCCCCCCCAATGTCTCGAAGTGTACGGTCTTGGTGTGTACCCCTGCGACCGCCAGCTGGAATCGGTCGCCAATGTCGAGCTGCTTGTAAATGTAGGGAATGAGGCTGCTTCGCTCGTTGCCCCAAAAATAAACCGATATGATGAGGTTCAGTTCCTCGATGTAGCCCTTGTCCATCAACGTGTGGAGGCTGTCCACGTTGTTCTGGCTCATGGAGAGGGTGCTTATGGTCATCTTCTTGGCGCAGGCGTTCTGTGTCGTAAGGTATGCCTCGATGAAGTCTCCGAAGATGAAGGACCCGCTCACGAAAGCGTCGAACCGCTCCCCAAATCCAAGGCGCAGCTCTTTCGCCATCTTCTGTGCGTTGTCGTACAGGACGTAGTCTTCCTTCATCGGCACCACCTTCGGCAGGGTGTACCTCGTTTCCTCTGTCTCGTCCGCTGGCAGGAAGTCCACAAGATTCAAGTCGAGGTCGGGCAGCTCGAAGTTCCCGATGTCGCCCATGAAGTCCTGTAGGTGCTCCTGTTTGTTGTCTGTGTTGGTGTTCTTTGTCTTGCTCATGCCGCAAAAATACGCTTTTCTGATTGTAATATAATCACTTTCTCTGAAAAATTAACACAAATTACGCCTATTTCGGTGCAAAGATTGGCTTTTTCGCTGTTGGCTTCCCTCGAAGGGTGGTGCTGGTGATGCGCATCGGCAATCCTGCCCAATCCCAGGCGAGGAGGGCTGCGTCTCGCCCCTCTTGGTTGAGGCGACCGAGCTTTTGTAAAGTTATTTCCTCGATTTCCTCTTTGGTTATCTTTCGGTCGGCACCGTGCCAGCACTTTGGCAGCGGTCTCTTGAACTCGAAAGGGATGCCCCAATACTCCATCATCTGCCCGAGGGTTCTGCTGACCTGCTCGTTGCGTCCTTGGTCGACGCCCAGGCTGGCGATGCCCTGCTTTCCCTGCCATCGCTTGATGTGGTAGTTGCCGTGGTTCATCCATCCTGCCTCGATGATGACCTTGAAGTCCCGTTTGTCAAGTTCTGCGAATTTGTGGTATTGCTCCTTGATGAAGTCGAGGAGGTGCGGAAAGGGCAGCATCTGGACTTGGAGCTTGTGGGTGGTCATGTCGAGGAGGGCGATGCCGTTGCGTTCTGTGTCTGGGTCAATCCCGATGATTATTTGCTCTCTGTGGCTCATTTTCGTGCCTCCTGCTGCATTTTTGTTTCGTTGCTTGGTATTTCTCGTTAGGGGTCGTTTCGTGCGCTTGTGCGCCCTTATTTTGGTTCTCAGCGTCGTTTGGGTATGGTATTGCGTTCTTGGCTTCGTCCCATAGCCATGCTGCGTAAAGTGCCAAAACGATAACGCATGCGCTGATGATGATTGCATCTGTGTCTGTCATTTGTTCTTTCTCCTTTTTGCTTTTGTCGTTGTTCTTGGTGTTGTCTGTCTCTTGCTCACGTGCGTGTGTATGCGCCTGTGGGTATGTGGGTGTATGCGTACCCCCTCCCAAACCCTCCCCCTCATTCGGGTGGTGGCTTCTCTTCTTGGATGTTCCTCCATGTCACTCCCTGCCTTTCGGGTGTTAGGCTCTCGCATGGCTTGCTTTTCTCGAAGATGGGGATGTGGTGCTTTCCGCACACCCATGTGTTGATGCTCTCGTAAGCGTGACCGCAGCGACCGCATGGCGTGCCCTGCAATCTGTGTCCTGTTCCGCTCATCTGTTCGTGATGCCTCTAAGGTTGGTTTGCATTCGCTCGATGCTGAATCTCTTCTCTGGGTAGAGGCATTTCAGCTTCCAGCTTCTATTGTGGTAGGGTGGTTTGTCTTGCGTGATGGCAATGTCGCAAACCTTGCCTGTCTTCTTGTCTGTGACTGCGAGAAGATGGGCTTCCTTCGGACGCTGGGGGATGAACTCGGTCTCCTTTAGCCAGCGTCTGAAGTTGATGTGTTCGGGTGTTCTCTCACTCATTTTGCTTTTTCTCCTTTGGCTTCTTGCCCTTTGGTTTTGGTGTTATGTCTATCTCGACCAGCTCCGCTTTGTCCCCTGCTGGCATCTGCACCGCCTTGAATGGTGTCATGTGGCAGGTCATCTTCGCTTGCTGTGTCTGCTCGAAAAGAACGTACATCTTGTTGCGGTTCTTCTTGGCGAGCTTGTTAGCCTGTATCGCTGCGAGCCCCTTCTTGGTGATGTCCTGCTTGATGATGGTGCTTGTCTCATCCTCGTTCATCTCTGCGATGGCGTAAAGGGTGGAGGCTTCCGCCATCGGCTCTGGCTCCATGTCCTGCTCCTTCAGCTTGAGCGTTCCATTCTTCAAGCTGCCGATGATGTCATCCATCCTTCCTCTGCCCTCCAGCTTTTGGTCGTCGCCTGGCTTCCAAGTCTTCGGGATGCCCTCCCATCGGGTGATGCGGTCGTATAATGCGTCCACGTCCTGGGTGTAGGTCTCCTTGATTCCCTGGCTCTGGGTGTTCACGAGGTCGTGCATGACCTTGAAGAATTTGTCCTCGCTCTGCTGGAGGCTGTTGATGGTGGGTTGCACGCCCTTTATCAACAATCCCCAATCCTCGACGATGTTTTGCATCTCTCCGAATATGAGGCTCTCGACGCTGTGGAGGTGGTAGAATGTGGCGGTAAGGTAGCCGAGGCGTTGAACGACCCCTGCGTGCTGTGCCACCGCCATCGGTGTGTTGAATATCTGCTGTTCCTCTTCCGTGAGCTCGTTCGCCCAATAATCACGGCACGTTCTCGGTGCCACCATCTGCTGTGCCTGTGCCAGCGGATTCTGTTGCTTGCGTGGCTGGTTGTTCCACTTGTTGCGCTTCTTGTTCTTTCCCATGTTCCTTTGCTTTTGTTTATTTTGTTAATCTTATTGCTTTTTCGATTCTGTGGTCTCTCTTGCCTGGCACGGATGTGGGCATTGTCGCTGCCGTGTAAGAATCCCATGCCCTCAGCCATGTGAGGTTGATTTTGTGGAGGGGCAGGTCGTTCTCGGCTTGCTGCCTCATGATTTTTCTTGCTTGTCTTCTGTTCATGTCATTCTGCTGTTTTGTATTTGACTGCGTCGTTGAATCCCACCTCCCTTGGCGTGTGGAAAATCTTGTGACGGACGGCAAAGCCGAGCCATCTCTGCGGTTGCAGGATGAAGAGTTTGTCGCCTGTGGCTGTCTCGAATGCCTTGTCTATCGCTTCGAGGAGGGCGTTGTCTATCGTCGCTGCCTTTCTCCCTATCGTTCGGTGGAGGTAGGGTCTTATGTCTTCCGCTGCCTTGCTTAGGTGGATGTAGATTTCCTTTCGGTTGTCCTTGCCCTGCAAGAAGTCCTTCTGGAGGTTGAGCCATTCGATGGTTTCGTCTATCTTCTCGATGCTCGCCTTTCGCCATGTGTCCATCGTCTTGAAAGCCTTTTGCTTGGCTTTTGACCAATCCCCGACCTTGAATTCGCCCCCCTCTATTGTGATGTGGGTGTTCGCTGGTATGTGTCTTGGGTCTATTCCGTGCGTGGCGCAGAATGCGACCTTGGTGGCTGGTATCATGAAAATCTTTCCCTTGCGGTGCAGGGAATAAGCCCCATTCTTTTGTAGCTTGATTTCCGTTCCTCGCTTGATGTTATAGACTTTGCCGTTCTCGTAGCCGTAGCAATCGAATCCTTTTATCTGCTTCATGTCGCTGTCATTATGATGTTCGCTCCCCTGGTGACTCTGAAAATCACGGCAGGGTAGATGGTTCTGTGGATGCTGCTCTTCCTGCTTGGGCATCCGTTCTTTCTGCAAGTCTTGCCGTAGAAGGCGAGGGTGCTACCCTCGCTCTCTATTCGCTCCACGATGATGCTCTGTCTCTTGGTGGCGACGATGTCACCCTTGCGTATCTTCGTTGGTTCTATCATGCTCGCCTCCTTCCTGCTTTTGGTCGGCTGCGTCCAGCTCTCTGTCCAGTTCGACGATGTCCGCTGTTAAATCGACCCATGCCTGGTGGCTCTGCTTGCAATGCTCGACGTGGTCTTTGGCTGCTCTGCAGATGAGTGCTGCCATCCCTCTGTCGTTTCGGCATGTCGTGAACAAAAGGTTGAGGAGGTCTTGCTTCGTTCCCTTCCATCCGAGACTGGCTTGGTTGTCCGTTGTCTTGGTGATGGTGATGACAGCCTCGCCCTTCTTGGTTCGGGTGTTGGCTTGGTACTTTCGCAGCTGCTTTACGGTGTGCTGCTTTGCCGTTGTCTCTTGTTTCTTCATTGTTCTGTCTGTTGTTTGGTTATTGACTCGATGGCTCTGAAAATCTCGAAGGCGACCTGTGGCACCCATGCGTTTCCGTAAGCCTTTATGCTTTGCTGTCTCCATTTTCCGAAAGAAATGGATAGGTTGTCCACCCAAGAGGAAACCCCATCATTTCCTCTACGAATAGTGGGTTCAACTGTGGGGAAGCCTTCAAATCCCCTGTTTGCTCCTCTTGCAATCGGGTTATGCAATCGGGCAGCATCTCGCCCCATCTGGTGAACTGTCCCTTGCGCCTCCTTGTCGTGGTGATGGTGTTCCCCTTGTAGTCCCTGGCTGCTGGTGTCGGTATCAATCCGTTCACCGCCAATGCCGTGAGGCTTCTCCCCATCTGGCTTTTCGGGTTGAGCTTGTGGGTGTACTTCGTTCCCTCCACCGCATTGGGTGTCGGCAGGAGGTCGTGAAACTCCAGGAAGTCCATCAGCCCATTCGGTCGCTTGGCTCCGTTCGCCCTGCTCTGAAAGTCTGTAGCCCCTGCTGCCTTCAGCTCCTTCACTCGGTTGGTGTGGGAAATCTCCGAGCTCATCGGGGTTGGCAGGAGTCCGATTTTCGCAGCCTTGGCGAGCGTCGGTCTCTCCTTCGCCCCTGGCGTTGGCGATTTGTTCGTCCGTCCGCTCCCCATGTCGGTTGCCGTCGGTGTGGGCAGCATCTCCATCGGGTAGAACTCCGTCTTGCCCTCCTTGCTGCATCGTTTCAGCCCCTGCGTCTGTACGGTGGGCAACAATCCAGATCCTGTCTCTTCGGTGGGGTGCTCCGACGGCACAAGCTGGTATAATAATCGGCTGGACTTCGTATCCTGCGGTTTCGAGGTCTTGGCAGATGCGCTCGAGGGTGAACCTGCTTTCCTCTCGATATAAATCGTGCGCCTCGAAAAGGTCGGGCGTGCGACCCAGGTAAGTCGTTTTGCTGGACTCCACCATCGTGGTGATGCCAGCAACATTTTCACCAATGACCCAAGTGGGGTTAATCTCCGTGATTGCCCGATGCATCTCCTGCCAGAGGTAGCGGTTATCGCTCTCTCCCTTTCTTCGTCCTGCGAGCGAGAAAGGCTGGCAGGGGAATCCTCCCGTAAGAACGTCGATTCTGCCCCCCCCCATTTCTTGAAGTCTGTCTTTGTGATGTCTTCATAACTTTCTGCGTTTGGAAACCAAAAATCTAAAACCTTGCGAGGAAACTCTTGTATCTCGCAGTGGAAAACGTTGCGCCATCCCATCCAGGCTGCTGCGACCTCTGCGCCTCCGATTCCCGAGAACAGGCTGGCGTGCGTCATCATGGGTTGCCTCCTTTCAGCGTTGTCGGCATCCTGTTGGTTAGGGGCATCGCCTCCCAATCCTTGCCGTTGAAGGTCACGGCTCTCTTGGTGATGTTGGCGACCATGTATCCGTTTCGGTATTGGGTCTCCATGTCGAAGCCTTCGACGAGGTAGCTCGCTATCGTTCCGTCGATGTCCTGGTATTGGACCAGGTAGATGTCCTTCTTGGCGAGGACAGCGTTCACTCGCTCTATCTCTTGGTCGATTTCCCTCTCCAATGCCTTGCTCGCTATCAGAGCGTCCTTGCGTTCCTGCGAGCTGGGCTTTGCGTTGAAGAACGCCTTCTGCTGCTGGCGCATCTGGGCGACCTTCTCGAAAAATTCCTTTTTGTCCATGTGCTGCTCCTTTCTGTTAGATGGCGGTTGCTCGCTTGTTGTAGTACTCCTTGCGGACGGAGGTCAGTAAAATCTCGCTCTCGGTGATGTTGTCTTCCGTGATGCGGTGGACTGGGATTCCGTCTATCAGCAGGGCTGTGTATGTGTTGCCGTTGCTGTCGGTGTAGTCCCCGATGCAAATCTTTGTCTTCGCCTCGTGGCGTGTCTGCTCGTTCTTTGCTCGCTGGCTTGCCTTGCGGTAAGCCTCGATTGGGTTCCATAACTTCATCATAGTCCTTTCAGCTCCTCCTTCTGCTTGTTAATCTCGAAATTGAGAACGTTCAAAATGTTCAGTTTAACTTCCTTTGGCAGGATGACCATCGTGCCTTGCTTCTTCTCTCCGTTCGGCTGTCGCTCGCTCGGAATGCCGACGAAGGCCAGGCTCTCGTCCTGCGATAATAACTTTCTTGCGTCCTCCAACTTTGGGAGGCTCTCTGCAATCTCATGGATGCGTGTTAAATTTTTGATGTTTGCCATTTTCTCTTTGTTTTTGAATCTGTTTGTATTTCTCTTCCGTGAGCCTGTCTTGCTCTCGGGTGTTCATTTCGTACTCTGCCTTGATCTGGTTGATGATTTTGGCTTCTTCGTGTGGCATGTTGTTCGGGTTGTGCAAGTCCCACCAATCCTTCCACTCCTGCCTCTGTTTGTCTCGCTGGGCATAAGCCTCGTTGCGCTCCCTGCAAAATGCGTTTAGCCCCTGCATGATGGCTATCGGGTCAACGCTGCCGTAGAACTTCTCGTAGAGCCCTCGCTTGAATCGTCGGCAAAAAAGCATAATCTCAGCCATGTTCAAAAAGCCGTAATCGTCGGTGATGAGCTGGATGATTTGGTCGAGCTGCCTGTCCGTGATTTTGTCCCTGGCTCCGCTGAACTCCGAAAGGTCGGTTATCTGGTATGCCAGCCATTCCTGCGCTGTGCCGAATCCGTAGGCCAGGTTGACCGTCCAAAGGGTGGGGGCGTTCTGAAAGTAGCATCGCTCTGGGTCTTTCGTCAGCTCCATCTGCTTGTCGATGTGGAAGGTCTGCAGGAGGCTATCCCTCGTTGCCCATCGTTGCAGCGTCGCTGTCAGCAATCTGCCTCCACTTGCTGGCGACACCTGCGTAGCCTTGGATGCGCTCACGCTGTTCTGTTGCCCTCTGCTGGTTGCGATTATTGCCCCGACCGCTGTTGGCTGGTGTGTCTGTTGTCTCATTTCTGAATCCTCCGTTTGTTTGAATCGTTGGTGTTGTCGGTGGTCGCTGGTTGTCGTAGTAGCCGTCCAGCACCTTCGGGAAGTTGTTCGGTCTGAATATCCACTCGAAGTTGGCAATCCAGCCCTTGCCACCGCCTCCGTTCAAGAAGTTGCTTTCCGCTGCCTTTATCATCACTCTGTAAACCGAAACGATGCCGTTTTCTCGAACTCGTGCCTCAAAGAATGCCTTGCGCTGCCCTGCAATCTTGCCCTTGAGCTTCGGTATCTTCTTCGCCTCCATGATGCGGTTGAACTGCTGGCGCACCTTCTCGAAGTCGATTTTGTCTTCCTTCTTCGTTGGTTTCGCCTCGCTTCTCGCTTCCGTGCGTGGCTCAGATGCAGCGTCAGAACTTGTTTCTGACGTAGAGGCTTTAGCCTCTTTAATAATAGAACCTTTAGGTTCTTCTTTAAACTCTTTATTGTTTATCCCTATCCCTATCTCACTCCCTATCTCGTTCCCTATCCCTATAGGTGTACGTTCATGCTCTTCGTGTACGTTCGTGTACGTTCGTGTACGTTCGTGCTCTTCTTTTTTCTCCTTTTCACGTGCCTCCTTTCTCTTCTTTTCTCGCTCCAGGGCAATCTGTCGGTTGCGCTCGCACCTATTCTCGTATCGCTCGTTGTTCCTGTCGATGTTGGCTTGTATCGTTCTGAACAGGGTGCGCATCGACCTGTCGTCGGTTTTGAACTCCTCGCCTCTGTTGGCGTAGGCAAGCAAAGCCATGAAAATCTCCCCAGCCTCTTCCTTGGTGAAGTCTTGCAGCATGTTCTCTGCGTCCTTGGTGTTGATGACGATGGAGCCTTTGTCTGTGTTCCTGCTCATGTTTCTGTTTGTGTTATAATCAACCTCGGGAGCTGCTCGTTGGCTGCTCCCTGGGTGGTTGTTGTTATTGTTCGATGATTACGATGGCTGGTGCTGCCTCCTTGATTCTTTCAAGGACGGCATCCATGTGGATGTCTCTTTCCTTCACCACGATGTCGTGCGCCTCTGGGCTGACCAAGGTGCAGGAGAGGTCGTTCGGGTTAATCTCCACCTCGACCTCGATGGTGACCTTCGGCATGCCCTTGAAGATTGGAAGTTCAATCTTGAAACTCTCGGGCAGGTTGCTCTCGACCGTCTGGGCTACGAGTGCTCTTTTGTTGCCTCGCTTGTCATCGCTCAGTTCCATCTCCTTGTCGACCTTCGCCTTGAAGTTGCGCAGCTCTGTGACCAACTTCATGGCGGTCTGCATGGTGTCGAAATAGGAGCGCAGCTGCTTGATGCGGTCTGCCATGTCAAAGCATGACAGGCTCTCGCCTGTGTTGATGCCGAACTCCTGTATCTCGCTCGAAAGGGTCAGCGTTCCTGTAATCTGGTCGCTGTATGAGCTGTTCTCATCCGTCTTCAGCGTGATGGTCATCTTGTCTCTGTCCACGAGGATGTGTGCGTCGGCTGAGACAATGTCATCCTTGCGCTTCTCTATCCAGCGTGCTGGTGCGTCGATGGTTCCGCTGATGCTTACCGCCTTTGGCTCTTTCAGTGGGAGGGCATCGCCAAATCGGATGATGGTCTCCTTGCCTTCCTCGGTGTTCAACTCTGTGAGCTTCTCGATTGCTCGTTGCTCTGCTGTCTTTTTCTGTTGTTCTGTCATTTTGAAATTCTTTTGAATGTGAAACTTGTGTTATTTGTCTTCCGTCCCTGTCTTGCCTGGGTGCATGGCGAAGAGGCGAGGCTGTAGCTCGCTCTGTCGGGCTGCTCTCTGATAAACCAGCATTCCCTCCTTGTTGTAGTAACCGACCTGTCGTGTCTGCTGGTCTACCATCTTGTAGCAAGGCTCGTTGACGTAGGTTGTCTTGCTCTTCAGCTTGTCTGCCACGTCCTTGATGGTGTTCTTGTAACCCTTGATTTCCTCGTTAATCATCTGGACTTGGGTCTTCTTCTCTTCTTCGAGCTCCAGCTTCTTGATGCTGGCATCAGCAAGTGTTTCCTTCAGTTTCTCGATTTGGTCGCTTGGAATCGGCTTGCTGTAGCCCATGTCCTCGATTGCGTCTGCGTTGTCTCTCAAATAAAGCTCTCGCTCCTTTGGGTCTTCGTATTCCTGTCCTAAGAATTTCTCCATGATGTGACCTCCTTTCCTGTTGTGTAGTTTGCCCAAAGTTCGGTAAATTGCTTACCGCTGTAAATCGCCAGCTTCTCTGTCTTGTGTGCAAGCCGAGCCGAGCGGTCCGCATCCGCAGTCGACCAGGCGTCGTCCGAGTACGCAACAGCGAGACCGCAATACGCACCGGAGTACGAGGCGCCGCCACCACGCCACAGCTGAAGGTTGCGTTCGTCCTTCCACTTGTCGGTCTTCTGCTCCAGCTCCTCCTTTGTCCAAAGGCAAAGGTAAGGGAAGTATCGGTATTCCTTGTCGTTGGTGAAGTCTGGCTCCCATCCCTCGTTGAGGGCTGCTGTGATGATGCCGAGCTTGAAGTATGCCGTGGCTTCTGTGTCTTCCGCTATCGCATCCTCAATTGCCTTGAATTGCTTCACCAGCTTGTGGTCTTCGCCCAGCTCCTTGCATGCGTCCTCGAAGGTCTTCACTCGCTCCGTGATTGGGCGGTTGTCCTTCTTTGTCTCTGTTGGTTCTTGCTCGATGTCCACGAGCTTCAAGAAACCATCTACCCATTCGGCTTTCTTGCCTGTTGGGATTTCAATCTCTAAAACTTGTTTTGTCATTTTGAAAATGTTTAAATGTTAAAATCTTTGTCGTAGTCTAGCTCCATTCCTGGGCTGGCTGCTCTTGTTGTCTTTCCTGTTGCCCTTCGCACCTTGGTGATGAACTCCTTCTCGTTGCTGTTGCCGTCCGAGAGGTGAATCAGGAGGATGTCCTTTGTCTTGGCGAGGTCGCTTCGCTTCAAGATGCCGATGGTGTTGTCGATGCTCATGTGGCTGGTGACGACCCTCTTTCTGAGGGCTGCTGGCACCCATCCGTTGAGCACGTTCTGGTCGAGAATCTCGTCGCTGTAGTTCGCCTCTGCCATCCAGTGCGTGATGTTCTTGAAGTCGTAAGGCATGGCGTATGTGTCCGTGAAGAAAAGAATGCGCCCTGTCTCTCGGTGCTCGATGAGGTAGCCGACGCAGGGTACGTCGTGCTTGACCTCGAAGGGCAGAATCTTGAATCCAGCGTAGATGTACCCGTTGCCCTTGGCGATTGGTGTTGTCGTGGTGGCTTCGAGTCTCTTGGCTTCAATGACCGAGGGGAGAGCCAGCAGCGGTATTCCTGCCTTCTCGTATTCGGCTGCGTGTCCAGCGTGGTCGTTGTGCTGGTGCGAAATTATGCAAACCTTCACCTTGGCGGTGTTCCAGCCGAGTGCCTTCTTGACCTCTGCGAGGCTTATCCCTGCCTCGATGATGATGGCTTCGCTGTCGTTCTGCAAGATGTAGCAGTTTCCCTTGCTGCTGCTTCCGAGGATGTTCATCTTCATTGCTCTTCCCTCCTGTCTTTAGTCAATCGGGCATCTGCGCTCTGAGGTTCCTGCTCCTTGGTTGCCGTGGCTCGCTGGAGCTGGAGCTGCCTCTGGTGCTGGTTGCCCTCCGTTGTTCATGTCGATGTAGTTGCTCTTCGCCTCGATGCCCATCGGCTGCTGTTCTTTCACCTCTTCTGCCTCCACGTCGATTGCCTGTCGGCTTTGTGCTGCGTCTCGCTCTGCCGTGGCTTCGTCTCTGTTGCGGTTCGGGTCATCGTCATCGTCCATGAAGTCTGCTGTGCTGTCGAGTGCTATCTTGCATGCTCGTGCCATGACCGTCTTCTTGCACATCTGGTCGGTGAAGTTGGTGTGCGCTCCGCTCGTTCCCTTCGCTGCACCCTGTAGCCATGACTTTCTGATTTGGTCGATTGTCATGACCTCCATGTGTCGCTTTCCGTCCTTGTTGACCACGATGGCGTAGGCTGCGACAATCTTGGTGATGTCGATGTTGGCGAGGTTCGGGGTGTGCTTCACCAGCTGGTATTGTCCGAGGTCATCGATGCTGTAGACGAACTCGTCGCCTTGGTACACCACCTGTGGGTAAACTTCGGCTATCTCGGTGTCTCTCTTGGCTCTCATGTACTTGCCAAGGTATCGCTCGTTCCATTCCAGACGGTCTCCGTAAACGATGAAGTAGCAGTGCTTCTTCGGGTATTCTCCGTGGAGAACCATGTCGAGGAGGGCGTTGCAAATGCTGTCCTTGGTGCAAACGTCGATTGCCTTTTGGTGTGCTTTGTTCTCCACCGTCTGAAGGTAGAGCCATGCCAGCTTGATGGCGTTGCCGACCTTGTAGTCCTTTGGCAGGATTAACTCCCCTGTCTCTTGCCAGCCGTTGACTCTGTCGAGAATCTGCTGGGTTGTTTCCTCTTGCATCCGCTTGAGTGCGGTTGCGTTCTGCGAGGTCAGTTGCGTGTTCGCTTGCTGCCCTCCCTGTTGTGCTGCTGTTTGTGTCATAATCACTTTTGCTTTAAAATTATTTGATAATTGTCAGTTCCTTGTCTCTCGAAACTATGAAGAGAATCTGCTGGCTTCTCGTTGGCAGGATGTCGGTGATGCTCTCTGCGTTGTCGATGAGCAGCGGTGCGTAGGTGTCGTTGTAAAGGCAAACCGCATTTATGATGTCGATTCCTGCGTTTATCTTCTCGCTGGTGGAGAGGTCTCTGTAAGGCGTGCCGTGCATGGTGCATTCGCAGGTCGGCTTGATTCCGTTCGTGGTGATGTGGCTCTCGAACATCTTGAACTGAACGTTCGTGAACAAGTCGTTGACCTTCTTCTCGAGGTTCTCTATCTTGGCGATGGTGAATTGCTCGGCTGTGAAGTCCTTCTTCTCCAGCTCCGTGAGTTGCTGGTTCAGCGTCTTCTGCTTTTCCTCCAGCGTGGCGATGCGTTCCTGCTTCTCCTTGATGCGCTGCTCCTTGGCGAGCTCGTCTCGCAGTTCGTCTCGTAGGCGGTTCTGCTCTGCCTTGCGCTGGCGGAGGCTTGCTTCCTGTTGTTCCTTGGAGGTGTCCTTGGTGCTTGCCTCTGCCTTGGCTTCGAGGGCTGCAGTTCTTTGGGTGACCTCCATCTGGAGCTGCTGGTATCGCTCATCGTCGGTGTGGTAGGTGAGCTTTGGCTTGGCTTCCTTCGCCTTTCTCAGCTCTTCCTCTTCCTGCTGTTGCTGGGCTTCCAACTTCTGCAGTTTGTCCTGGGCATCCTTGATGATTGCCTCTGCGTCGGTCTTGCGTTTCTTGATTCGTGCAGCCTCCTGCTCGAGCAAGTCGAATTGGTTGCTCTTGTGCTGGTTGAAGTTGCCCTCCATCTCTGCCTTCATCTCGTCGATGCGGTCTTGCGGTAGTCGCTGGTGGCAGGTTGAGCAGACCTCTTGGTTGTTGTCCCATGCGAATGCCGTCTGTTCGAGCTTCGCCCATCGCTCCTTGAAGTCCTTTTTGGCGATTTCAATCTTGGCGAGCTGGCTGCTGGCATCGTCCACCGCTGCCTTGGCGTTGCGGATGGCTCTCTTGGTGCTCTCCAGCTTGTACTCGGCATCGTCGATGTCTCGCTTGTGGTCTCGCTCTGCCTTGGTGTTCTTGTCTTGGTAACTCTGGACGATGGCTTGCATCTGCTGCTTGAGCTTGTTTATCTCTGTGCGCTCGTTGGCTCGCTCGTTGTAGTCCGTGTCCACGGTTCGGGTCAAGTCTGCCAGCTCGTTGTCGAGGTTCTCGATGCCTTTCTCGATTTCCTTGATTCTTCTTCGGGTGAAGTCGAAGTCTGGCTTGTTGGCTTCGAGGGCTTGCAGCTCGTCGGTGTTCTCGCTGATTCGGCTTGGCAAGGTCTCGATTTCCTTCTTCAACTCTCCGATTCGGTATTTGAGTTGCTCTCTGAACTTTTGGAGGTCGCTGCCAGCCAACTCCTGCAGCAATCCCTTGAAGTCCTCGTTGTCCCCTGCGATGTCTTCGTCCGTTGTCTTGCCCACCATCTTGGTCAGCAAGTTGCGCTGGCTGTCCGCTGGGAGGCTCGGAAAGTAGGAGGGCATCGTGAGCACCTTGAAGAGGTTCTCGTTGCAAAGGCTATCGATGAATTCCTTGTAGTCCTTCTGCGTGTACTTGTTGTCGTTGACAAAGTACTTGGTGGTGTGTCCTGTCATCTCTGCCTCTTCCTTCTGTCGTGGCTTGCTCCATGTCTCGCTTCTGACCTTCTCCAGGCGGTAGTCCGTTCCGTCGGCTGTCAGTTCGAGAACCACGGTGTTGTCGAGGTGATGGATGACTTCTCCTTTCTCATCCTTCGGGTCGATTCCGAAGACCGACAATCCGTCGCTGTTCTTGTCGAAGAGGACCCAGCGCACCGCATCCACGATGGTGGTCTTCCCTGCGTGGTTAGCTCCCATGATCTGGGTCAGCGTTGGGTTGAACTCGAATGTTCGCTCTGCGAGCACTCCCTTGAAGTTCTTGATGCGAATCTTTTTAAACTCAATTCTCATTTTTGTTTGCTTTTAAATAATCCCTTATCGTTAAATGGCTATCTGCCAAAATTTAAGAATGTCCATCCCTGTGTAGAATGGGCGGTTCGTGCTCTTGCGGTAGTGAACCTTGATGTGTCCCTTCTTGGTGTGGCGGTGCAGGGTGCTGCGGTCAATGCCGAGAAGTTCGCAGGTTCTTGCGATTGTGTACCGTCCAGCTGGCTCGATGTTCGGTTTGGTCTCCGTCATCGCTCGCCTCCTTTCTTCTCCTCTGCGTCCAAGGCTTGCATCATGCCCTTGCTTGTCGCAATGATGACCGCAAAGCAAAAAGCCACAAACCATTCGCCTCGGATGATGGCTGCTGCTGTCTGGGTGATGCCGAAGATGAGCGTTCCGATTGCCCCTATCCACATGATGGCTCTCTCTGCTTTTCTCATTGTCTTGCCTCCTTGCTTTTTGTTAGATGTTTTTACTTAGTTCGTTGGCAGTTGTGTATAACCCTGCGCCCACCAAAATGAAGCGTACACCGCTGGTGGTGATTCCGTGCTTCTCTGCCAATGCTCGCAGTATGCGGTATGGCTTTTTCCCTTGCGCTGTGAGCTTTGGTGCAAGTTCCTTGAACTCTGCGATGATGCTCTCGTTGCGCTCCTTTCGCTTCCTCTCCATTGGAGTCATTAAATCGATTTCTGTCATTTTTCTCCTTTTTTATTTTGTTATTTCAACTTTTTTGTTTACTTTTGTTTGTGGTAACGTATTTTCTTTCGTTTTCCGAGTGCAAAGATACACAAAAACGTTTGTACTACCAAACAAATTTGTGTGTTTCTTTCATTTTTGTGTGTTAATTAGTCTTAACTAAACGAGGCTTTAGGTTTAACTATCTGATTGATAAAGGGTTATGACAGGACAAAGAATAAAGGAAATTTTGGCAGCCGAGGGTATCTCCCTCGCTGAGTTGTCTCGCTTGCTTGGTTATGAGGGCGACCAGAGGCTTCATAATGCTCTGCGCTCGGAGAATGTGAAAAGTGGGCTTTTGGAGGATATTGCTCGTGTTATACACAAAAGCGTTTGCTTTTTCTATCCAAATGATAACGGTGGCTCTGCAAACGCTTCTGATAGTTCCGTGGCTGTTTTGGGGTCTCAAAACCAAATCAGCACCATCTCGGAGCGGTTCTTGGGTCTCCTTGAAAAAAAAGACGAACAAATCGACCGCTTGCTATCCTTGATGGAAAATCAGAAGGGAGGCAAATGATGGCTGGTGTCTATTCTCGAACTGCTCAATGTGGCATGAAGGTGATGTTCGCTGCCATGCAAATTCTGCAAAAGGAGGGTGGTTCTTGCCGTCTCTCCGACTTGCGTTCTCGCTTGGCTGAATGTTGCGATTTTTCATCATGGGAGAAGGAATCCGTGAACGGCTCTGTCCGCTGGCATAATTTCCTCTCTTGGTATTCCTCTTGCTATGTGGCTGCTGGCTTCATCCGAAAGCAAAGGGGTACATGGTATCTGACTGAGGAAGGTGTTGCGTGTCTCTCTTCGTCTGAGTCCGCTGCCTTCGACCAGGCGAATGCTGCCTATAAGGAAAGTTCGGGCGATGCTCCTGCTGTTCCTTCTGGCGACATCCTCCCTGCAAGTGCTGCTTCGCTTACCCTCGGTGAAATGAAGGAGCGTGCTGATGAAGGTCTGCGAGCTGCCATCGCCTCTCGTTCTCCTTATGAATTCCAGGACATGGTGGCTGCTCTTCTCCATGCGATGGGGTACTTCACTCCATTCGTCGCTCCAAAAGGAAAGGATGGCGGTGTCGATGTGCTGGCTTTCCATGACCCTCTCGGTGCTTCCGTTCCTCGTGTGAAGGTGCAGGTCAAGCACACCCCATCGTCTTCTGTCTCGGTGGAGGTGGTTCGTCAGTTGGTCGGCTTGCTTAATCGTGATGGTGATGCTGGCTTGGTTGTAACCTCTGGCTTGTTTACCTCGGAGGCTCATCGGGCTGCTCGTGAATCCCACCGCAGCGTTCGCCTTATCGATGGCGATGAGTTCGTGGACTTGTGGATTCGGTATTACTCTAAAATGTCGGAAGAAGACAAGGAGTTGCTTCGCATCACTCCTGTCTATTTCGTGTCTGAATAAAAGTATGAATTATGAAAAAGGTATTATTTGCGTTCCTGGTTCTTGGCTTGCTTTGGTCTTGCGACTCGAAGAAGTCCGAGGAGGCTGTTCGTCAGCAATGGGTTGACCAGCAGATGGCTCGTGAATATAAGGAGGCGGAGCTGGACAGCCTTGCGCTTGTTGCGACTGGGCAGGAGGGCGATGCTTCTTCTGAAAGTTCGAGGCTTCGTGCTTTGTCCGTGCTTCGTTCCGAGCTTCCAAATAACAAGGAGGTTTGGGATAAGGTGGAAAAAACTATCTTTGATGGTTCTGTCTATGGCGATGATGAAGACGAGGTCGGTGTGTTTGATGAATAAATTCTTGGCTTATGCAAAGTAATGATTCTGTTCGTGTGGCTTGTCGGTTCTTCGTGGCTCTTCGCCTTCTGAAGGAGAGCCGTGTGATTCGTGGGAAGAAAACCTTCACCGACCGCTATGGCATCAATCGGTGGAACATGAACACCTGCGAAAAGGAGCCGAATCGCGACCTGTTCCAGCTGTCGTGGCTGACCTATTTGGTTCGCGATTATGGGGTGTCCGCTCGCTGGCTTCTCCTTGGCGAGGGTGCTTTCTTCGAGCGTGATTGCGTTCATCCTGTGAGTGTTAAATCGGACGCTGGCGTGCAAAATGCGTGCAGTTCTGAAAATGCCAATTTGTAA